GGTGGCAGTGCTTCTGACTGCATAGAACGTGCTGGTTCTGGTAATATGTTGTATATACAATACTATCATGCTGGCGGAATAAATATGTGTCAGGGCGGCGGTAATGTGGGTATAGGTACTACGTCGCCATCCTACAAACTTGATGTATATGGCGCATCTCGTTCAAAGTATATGTGTTTCTACAATAATGCTTACAACGGAAATGCTGGTTATGTAGGAGCGGGCTCGTCATCGTCAAATGAGATAATTCTTGAAGCATACTCGGGTAATGCTCTGTCACTTTGGGCAAACGGTACTAGAACAGTTTATATAAACACATCGAACAATGTTGGCATAGGAACTGATTCGCCGTCACAAAAGCTTCATGTATCTGGAAATATCTATGCGACAGGCGGTGTAACCTGTCTCTCCGATATAAGGGAAAAGATGATAGTCAGACCGACGGAAATCACGGTTGAACAGATTGCGAAGATGCCTAGCATTGTGTACAAGTGGAAGAACAATGGTGATGACTGCGACGAACATGTAGGTAGCATTGCGCAGGACTGGCAGAAAACATTGCCACAGGTTGTGCTTACTGCAAAGGATGAGAAGAAAACACTTTCGATGCAGTACGGTGTAGCGGCACTAGTAAGTGCTATCACTATAGCCCGCAAGGTTGTAGACCATGAGCGTCGCATCAAGGAACTTGAGAACGAGAACAGGAAACTAAAGGAACAATTAAAAATAGCATAAAGTTATGGGATGGAGTGGAACTTATGTATCAAAACCAGTCAGTATGTCAGATGTAAAGTCTGCAATAGGCAGTTCTAGCAACGACCTTGCAACGCTTTGCACCAGTACAGCAATCAATATGTGGTCAAAAATTAAGCCCATATTCCATTCTGGAGTAGGAGCACTTTCAGATTCACAGTTTGCAGACAATACTGGCGGTCAGTCTGGTTATCAAATTAAATACGGAATCAAGCGCGCAAATAGCTACGGAACTACCGACCTTGTAAATTCGTCAGGTGTCGTTCAAGACAGACAATGGGAATATATCCGACCATCTGGTGGTACTAGTTCGCCTTATCGTTTAAGCGACTTTGCATCAGTAGACCGTGCTGGTTACGGGTATAGTCCAAAGGCTGTTCCACCTTTCCAGTTGAATATTTCTTCAAATAATGGAATATTACCTATTCCAGCAGGAAATACAGACGGAACGATTATAACATTTTATTTTAGGTTCGGAAATGCGGTTGACAACTGGTCTTCTGCGCACAGCATTTCGCTTACTGAATTGCTCACAACATCTGAACTTAACTACTATCCAACCGTCGGATTCTTCTTTAAGAGTGGCAACCTTACTGCGCAATACTATGTATCAAGCCAATACAAGTTAAGCGAAGTGATAAACAGTCATGGGTACGTTGCTATAGTTCATGTAGACACAAAGACTATGCGTGATGCAATGAATAGCAGACCAGATGTATGGTTTGCCGATGGCGTTACTTGGACAACAATTATGTTCTTGTCATACAAATATTGTGATGGCACGGCTGCGAATCAGCTTACAAGCGGAAATATATCACGTTTGCAATACCAAGCAGACTGGCCTGACAGACATTTCTTTAAGGTAAAGACATCGACTTGGATGGACAATGTTTCAAAGCTGTGGTTCACCGTGACGATGAGGAAGCGCAGCAACACTCAATTTGATGTCACGCAAGTCGTAGTAGACTATAGTGCAAGCCAAAGAATAAATAATATAGCCATTGAAATTGAATATGGAATTGTCGGAGGTGCCGAGCTAGGAAGCATCTCAGGGACTTCTTACGGTACTGTTGTTGCGCAAGACAGCCAAGGAAACTGCTATATATACAAAACGACCGACACGCTGACAATGCAAGGCTCAACCACAAAGACGTATAATACGAATGGTGTTACACAGCCAAACATAAACATCACAGGAGCATTGCCTGCTGGCGAAAAGGTTGCTTACGTGGTAATGCGGTTTAACTATGGTGGTATTGAAGTAAGCGGAACTGTAAACATCAGATGCGATACAATATCAACTAACGGCACAACTACCGCTACAGCAAAGATAAAAGGATAAACATTTTTAGTTCACTTATATTATTAACAATTTAAATTCTTACAATTATGAGTACATTTAACATTACAAGTTCAACACTTAACAGTAACTATGAGTACAAGAACGGCGTGGTTGTCGTAACTGGCAACTATTCCAAGGATGCAACCAACGACACCTTGCAGAGCATCGGCGGCTCTGTCTACAACGACAACAACGGCGAGCAGGGTGACTACATCGGCAATTTCAACGGCTACATGCGTGACGGCGAAATCCGCTATTCGCTCTCTGAAATGTCGCGCAAGGACTCCAACAAGGTATGGGATGCCATCGACGAGATTGAGGTCTATGTACTTGGAGAGAACGAGTAATCGGAACGTTAAGTTAGTAACACGTAAAGAAAGGACACGTCATGAAAACGAAGATTACGACAGAGAAGGTGCTGAATGCCTATCGCATTATCAGCGGTGCAAAGTACACGAAGATGGACGATGCCGACAAAATCAAGGTCTGGAAGATTGCACGCGCACTGAAGCCCGTTGCCGACAAGTTTGAGGATGATTCCAAGGACGCAGCCGATAAAATGAAGCCGTCCGAGGATTTCGCCGACAACTTGCAGAAGGCACAGGAGTTTGAGCGCATCACCAAGGATAAGGACTTTGACGCATCGAAGCTGCCTATGGGCGTAGCCGAGTACAACGGGTTCATCAAGGAGTTTCAGAACTACAACAGACTTGTAGGCGAAGCCGTAAAGGAATTTGCCGACAAGGAAGTCGAGATTGAGTTTGAACCGCTTTCGGAAGATGCATTTGGCAAGCTGATGGCATCCAACGAGTGGACGATGGAACAGACCGTTGAAATCGGCATGCTTATCGTCGGATAATTATTATCAACAACTAAAAAAGAAAGGACAACGCTTATGAAATGGACAAAACTTGCAATCTTTTTCATCCTGCTTCTGTACTTCTTCGGTACTGTAGCAGGCATCGGGTATTCACTTTATCACGGTGAGTGGTGGGTTTCGATAGGCATTGCAGCCGTATCGGCACTTGCATTCCCGAAAGCAAAGGAGTTGTTTGACATACTACGACCTTAACCATCGTGGTTTCTGTTGTTTGAAAGTGGGTGCGGAACATAAAAATTCCGTGCCCTTTTTCGTTGTAACACGTTATGTTACAGCGTATTTGTGCGGACTACGAAAATAAAAAAAGAAGATTTGTTTGCTAGGTAATTGCTGTAACCTAGTAAACACTAATGCAAACGAAAAACAACACGGACTTGTAAAAGTCCCGTATGGATTTAATTTGTTTCCGTCGTAACTTTGCAACCGTAACGTTACAAAGTGAGTAATAACTAAAAGTATAACAAATTAAATCTTTATTTGACATGGCAGAGATTTATCAGCTCCCAAGTGAAAATTCGGGAAATGCAGGAATGGGCAACATTCCCTTCTCTATCCCCATCGGCGGTTTCGGCATGGGTAATGGCTGGGGCAACGGCTTCGGCAATGGTATGAACGGTGTATTTGACATCTTCGCACTTGCAATCATCGCTAATATGTTCGGATGGAACGGAGGCGGTTTCGGTGGATTCGGTGGCTGTAACAACAACGGCCTTGGTTTCCTTGCAAACCAACTCAACAATGACAGCGGACGTGAACTTCTTATGAATGCTATCACCTCGCAGGGTGAGGCAAACCGCAGCGCAGTTCAGAACCTTGCTACTACTTTAGGTCAGGATTTCGACCTTGTAAATGCAGCCGTTTCAAACGTTCAGAACTCGTTGCAGACACTTGCCTTGCAGCAAGCCGTTAGCGTACCTCAGATTATCAACGCAATTCAGAGTGGCAATCAGTCACTTTCTCAACAGTTCTGCCAGTGCTGCTGCCAGACACAACAGCAGATTATGGCACAGGGCTACGAGAATCAGATTCGCACCATCGAGCAGACTGGCACATTGTCTAATCAGGCAAATGTCAACGCAGCACAGATTCGTGCCGACATTGCACAGCAGACCACGTTCATCAACGAGAAGTTCTGTGACCTTGAAAAGCGTGAGTTGCAAGACAAGATTACAAACTTGACTGCAAACAACGCACTGTTGCGTTCACAGATTGACAACGCCAATCAGACCGCAGCTATCACAAGTTACGTGAATGGTCTTGTAAGTCCTATCGCAAAGGAGGTCAATGACATTAAGTGTTCTATGCCTCAGACCGTGCCCGTTCAATGGCCGCAGTTGACCGCAGTTAATACCACTCCTTACGTTAGTGGTGGTTTCTACGGACAGCCTTGGGGTGGTTTCTACGGCAATGGCTTTGGTGGCAACAACATCGTATTCTAACAATTAAGGCATAGGAGGTTAAAAGCATGAGTTGTAATTGTAATAACTGCAATATAACAATCAACGCAGGAGGGCAGCCATACATTGCGAATACGCAAGTTACAGTAGGCACTGATACCGTGAATATTGCGCTTGGATGGAGACGTATTCAGCCTATCGGATATTTTACAATCCGTATGGAAAACCAGATTCCGTCCGATGCAACCACTGCGTTACCAATTACGCTTACTTTGAATGGAATTACACGTCCACTGCTTTTGCCTAATGGCGACCCAGTGACAGTAGCAACCATTCTTAACGTGAGCGTTATGGAGATATTCAACGACAAGTGGAACAACATCCTTGCGCTTATGTCAAGGACTATTGTGTAAACCAAGTGATTAACAACAAAAAGTAATTAACAATGGAATTTTCAGCACTAACGAACGGAATGCCGTTCTATGTATTAAGAAAGAGTGACAAGCCTTTTTTGGAGGTTGGTGTGGTAAAGCAGAAATCGCAGCCACGGGCACAGTACCCGATGCAGACACCAAATGTTGGTATGGGGTTACAGATGCAGCAGGTTGTGGATATTACGGCGACCATCAACGGCAAGGACGAAACGTTTCCGAACCTGCCTGTTAACGTGGAAATAGCCCAAAAGGGCAATGATACGTTTAGCGGTAGCAGGGAGGCGATGTTGCAAGCCGTGGACGCTATGTTGCAGACATCAAAGAAAGCAATAGAGCAAGTTCCGTACCACAAATCGGTTATAACCGAGAGCGAAAAGATGCTTGAAACGCTTAATCCACAGTATGCCGAGAACAAGCAGAATGCAAGGGTTATTCAGTCCTTGCAGGAAAAACAGAAGATGCAAGAACAACAGCTTGCCGAACTAAAGGCGCAGAACACGGAAATGCTATCCATCTTACGACAACTGAACGGTTCTCCGTCCGCTGGTGTTGTTAATCCTTAAAAACCGAATAAATTATGGCATGGATTTTTGTTGACAAAGAGAAGGACGGCGGTGAAATGCGTCAGCAGATGCGTCGTTCAATGCGTGGCGGCTACCGCTACGACGGCTATTCACCTATGATGCGTGAGGACAAGTGGGAGCACGGCTACCGCATGGGCTACAAGCACGGTTGGGAAGATTCCGAGGACGATGAAATGGAAATGCGTCGTGCAAGGGACAGTCGAGGCCGTTACGTTTGATTGGTAAAGTAAAGGATGGGATTGGTGGAAATGTTCTGCCAATCCTTTCCAATGTTTAATAAATTGGAATAAAATTGGAAAGGATTATGAAACATTATATAAGCGAAGGCCGTGCAATATACGAAGACGAAAACCACGGTCTGTTTTCAAAGAAGCTTGCCGAGTGGGCTATCAACAAAATGGAAATCGAAGACCCTGCAACAGGGGTTATGAAGAAAATCACACCAAGAAAGTTGGATGATGTGAAAGAGGTGTTGAAAGAGAACAAGATAGCGTATCCAGAGCAGTTCTGCTATACGGCTTGGTATCTTTTTAATATGGCCGTTGCGGACTATCCGAAACTTTGCAAGACAGATGAGCAGCGCGCTATTTTTGTAGACGAAACATTGTGCGACCCCGATGGTATGCCAGAGAATGTCTTGGATTGCTTTGTGACCAAGATGTGCAACGCTGGTGTACCTATATACTGGGAGGAGTTTCTATGAAACAGGCTTATCTCAGATTCCCGCGCAACGAATGGGGCGTTGCGGTTGTATATGATTTTGACACGTATCTTGAACATGACGTTATGGTTGAGCAGATGCGTAGTTTCGGAATGACGATACGCAATGCGGAAAAAGCCTTGAGCATCCTTTCTGGGTACAACACTGGAATGGCCGTGAGCAACGAAACGTTGAAGATGTCGGCAATATACATATCAGATGCTACAAGCGTAGAACAGTGGTGGGACAGTGCCGCTCATGAACTTGCTCATGTAGTAACTGCAATCATTGATGCTTATAATGTACCATACGATTCAGAGGATGCTGCCTATCTTTCAGGGTATCTTATGCGCCAGCTTGTAAGAGAGGTTGGCGAACCTTGTCGTTAATAAATAAAAAACAAACAAAGTTATGGAAAGAGAAAAGCTTTTAGAAGAGTACAAGGTGACACTTGAAAGCCTTGTGTCAAAGACGGAGTTTATTTACAGTGAAGAGTTTTATAAACTTGACGAGTTTGATAAGCAAAAGTACAACAAAGACAAGATGACAACTGAGGCACATCTTAGTACACTATGCGAATTGCTTTGGGGTAAGAAGATGCAGTTTGACAACGGTCTTGGAAATATGTTCGCACTTGGCATTCTTAGCTCTATGTTCGGTGGTGGATGGGGAAGCCCAAGCACAGGCACGGATTACCTAAAGAAAACTCTTGAAGAAAACGCGCAAGCAACGGAAATTGAAAATAAAGCCGAATAACCGCATTTCTTTTGTTCGGTGGATAACTATCAAGGAAAGGCAAAGAAAATGCCGTAGTGGTCTTAAAACGGGGTTATACACAAATATATAACCCCGTTTGTATATTATTCCTTGTATTTCCATATATAATTACACAACCTCACTTTCTTACCGTTGCAACAATTATATATGCGGCTATAAGGGATGGATGTCATTTTACTTGCTTCATTTACACTTTTATAAGTATTTAAATACTTGCCATCCAAAGAATATTGTTCGACAGGTTTCGCATGGTCTTTTTCTCTTTTTAGCCAATAAAAATCCAGAACCCAATCTCTATCTTTGGAAAACCTATATACTTTTCTGTCATATTTCATGAAGTCTTTTAGCGTTTCGTATTTTAACGCCACAGACTTACAATCTTCATAGGATAAACGTTTTCTTGTGTTAAGATGCCTGCCTTCAAGCCAATCAAAATGTTTTAAAAAACCGTGTCTGACGGAAGCGTTGTACGCTTTATGGCTATTGCTTTTAAAATCTTTAACCGTCTTGTACTTTTGCGCTTCAATATAACATTTTTTATAATCCCATTTTTCGGAATTATAAGTACCTATGGTATTAGTTTTTTCTCCTGTCGGTGCTACGTTTAACAAGTTCCACCCTTCTTTTTCATACTTTATGCAATAATAATTTTCTTTTTCAACACCTTCGTCTATTGTCTTAAACCTTTCAAGAATGGTCATCGGTGGAATTTCGATGCCGTGCTTATGTGCAAACCTAAAAACAGCAGAATCGTCATTTAATCTATGTTGTGAATCTCTTAATTTTAGGTATAAAGTCCTTCCTACATATATACTTTTTTGTTCAACAAAGAAATAGGCATATACGTTGTCGCAATATTTTTCGTTATCTTTTATTCTATCATAAATGGAATTGATTTTGTCTTGTGTTTGTTTATCGTTTATTTGCGGGGGTTCTTGTCTAATATCCCCATTTATTAAAAGAAAGATAGAATCAATAATTGTTTGTCCTTCGTCTAAATTGCTTAATCGTTTTTCAATCATAATATACCGAAATTTTCATTAGCCGAAAAATTGCAAAGCGGGCATGGCTTTCGGCATACCTTTTCGGACGGTTAATTACTCCTTCCTATCCCACTTTGCAAAGATACTAATAAATTACCATACTACCAAATGTTTTGATACAATTCTTTTGCAAAAACGGCTTTCTTTTATTGTTTGCTACTTGTGTTTATAATCTTTTCATATTTCTTGCACTTGTTATAGTAGTATTCAAGTAACTTTGTTAGCGCAAAATCATTTACCCATTTTGGGTCATCGAGGAACGTGGATATTGTTGCCGTATCACGATTTATGTCGTACAACATACCTTCTAACGGCTGCTTGGTAAAATGTTCAAGTTTCTGTTTGTACAGTCCTTCAATAGATGCAAAGACAACATATCCATCTTTCCAAGCATCAAGAATCATGTTTTTTAAATCTTCTTTTGTTTCCATACTATAATTCTTTAATCATCTCTACCTCATTTTCATCTCTTGAAAGTTCCTTGAACCCAAGGCGTTCGTACCATTCACGCAGCCAGATGTTTTTTGCGTCAACATGTAGACGTGCAAATGTCATTCCATAGTCACGGCAGGTGTTGATGGCGTACTGTATCATCACCCATCCAAGTCCTTTCTTTCTTTCTGGTTCAAGAACCGAAAGGTCGCAGATATACCCTGTCTTTGGAAACGTCTTTTCGTCAAACTTGACGCACACGATAGCCGTTCCGTCATCTTTCACTATGTCAACACTCTTGCCCCAATACCATTGGCATACGTGATATACAAATTCATTTTGTTCCATAAATTATATCTTTTTAGAAAACAATAAAAATACACCTCTAAACTTATAATTCGGATTATCCAATGCTTTATGTATTACATCAAAACTTGAATGAAGTCCTTTTATAGCAGAAACCAAAGTTGTGAAACTTTCAATATATTCTCCATTGATACTATACTTGTGTACTTCTATTTTAGCACCAAAAGAACCGTTTTTAATTCTGGTGGCAATTCTTTTTTCATTTGTTGATTTTTGCCTTGTTGTTCTTGTTATAGCATCCATTGTTAATGGATTGTGAGTATTTTCTTTACATGTACACCACTTTAGATTCTCAACCCTATTGTCAAACTTGTCGGTATTCAAATGGTCAACACAAGGTTTGTTTTTTGGATTTGGAAGAAATGCTTCTGCAACAAGTCTGTGAACATACACTTTCTTAGGTAAAGAATTTTTACGCAAGGAGACGTAATAATATTGCCTTCCAGACGAACATAAAGACAATATCTTTTCTTTTATTAGTCTAAAACCACCTTTATTGTCGTTTTTTACTAAACGTTCCAAAGATTTAACTCTCCCAAGGCTACTGACTTGGTATAAACCTTCATAACCAACTACGTCTTTCCAAATTTCTTCCATAAGCATTAAAGTTTTGTTGGTTGTGGATAAAAACGCTCGTCGCTCCATCGGAATACCATTCCGCAAGATGTGCATTTGTTGTCAACGCCTTCCACAAGGTACTGCTCGTGGTTACACTGAGGACAGATACAGTCGTACTTCTTTGGTATCGTTATGAAGTGGTTTTGATACGAGTCTCCAGAGTCAAGCGTGCCAGTTTCGTACATGGTCTTCAGCAGAGCCAAAATGTCGCGTACACTGGCTTCGGATAACTCCTGTGACCTCTCTCGCAAAAGATTATTCAAAAGCCGTTGTACTTCAGCCCCCGTAAAGCGATAGTCGCTGAGGTTGCTCGCCCTTTCCTGTATATCGCTTCTGTACTCTTGTTCAAGATACTCTTGCAATTGTCTGCAATTTTGCTGTTCAAGCATTATCTCGGCATCTTTGCGCTTGCTTGCAAGATACTCTTCTTCATCCTCGGACGGCACGTTACGTTTGTACTCTTGCGTATCAAAAGTATTTGCATAGGCAACCTCAAGTCTCTCACCAAGAACAACTTGAAGGACGAATATATATTCCTGCAATGTAAAGTCCACAAGCCTTGTGTGAAGTTGGTTTTGTGTAGAAAGTAAATCTAACATATTTTCCTAATTATATCTATTGAACGTATTCCGTTGTAGTCAATAAGACGAGAGTATGGATAGTTTACAACCTTTGCATATTCTGGCTGTGGGTCAAAAACGATGTTGAAATTGATGTCGCACAACACGCTATGCAGGTGGTCAATAGGGTGTTCATTCGGATTTGTGTACTTTGGCGAATACACAGACGCAAGGAATAATCCGTTAATACCCATATCTTCTGTTAAGACGTTGAATGTGCAATGGTCAACTGGCCATACGTTCTCCCATACATTCCATGTCGGGTCTTCAAGGAAAGCAACTCTCGGATTGTACAATTCTTTACCTGAATAGTCATATCCATGTTCCTTAAAGAACTTCTGCGCTTCAAGTAGCCAATTTTCGCCAAACTCTATAAAGTGAGGTACTTCCTCATATTCCAAGTCAAGTATGCTTGCAATGGCACACTTATAGCAGTCACCGTGTCTTGGGTCGTCGATTCGCTGATATATTTTCTTCATATCTTACTTTTTACATTTATTTCCCGAATAGCAATCATATATAATAGCATTTGAACAATGTTCCTTTATATGTTTAACAGCATCATTAACTTTCTCAAAATTATGTGGCGGCTCAAACCACGGAGTTCCCCACCAATGGATAAAGAATAAAACAGTATATCTTTGTTCTATTCTATACCATAGTGGATGAAATGCCTCTGGACAATGTATTTCATTATTCACAATACGAAATTTCTTGCGCATAGCATTTTTTATTTTATTTACCAGTTGTACCATAATTGTTTTGATTTTATTACAAGTTTTTACGTCGTGCATATTCCGCTATCAATATTCCGTCGTAGTCCGTATGCTTAAAATCTGCAAGTTGAGGAAACAGACGTTTTCCAATATCCTTGCTTGCTTTCTTTTGTTCATCAGCACCTTTGATACCTTTTGGCAAAAGCAATCCCTGCCACTCCTTGCTATCAACGTAGCAATACGGCAAACCAAGATGCTCGATAAGAGTCAGTTCAGCCTCAAAGCAACGTAATGCAGATGTCGTTGCTTTAAACCTTGTAGGATTGACCATCGGGCGTTCAAGTACGACCATCACATCGTTTGCGTTATAACTCATAAGAATGCTCGCAAAGGCATTAGCATCAAGACGTGTTATAACATCTTTTTTCTTTGTATAGTTCTGCTCTTTCTTTATTGGTGTGTGGTATATAAGCGGCTGCATACCATCTTGCACAATGCCTATAGTTCCCGTTACACCATTGTCTATTCCTATATAAATCTTGCTCATTTCAATACGCCGCAAAAGTTAGTTTCTTTGATACCTACCAAATCCATATCCTCAAGACCCTGTTTCATATACTGTTCAACGGCTTGGTGCGCCTCTTTCATATCGTGTGCAAACAGGGCTACGGAATACTTGATGTCTTTTGTTTCTTCAGTTTCCATATCAACAAAGTGGTCAACAATCTGTGCAATGTAAATCTTGCACGTCTCATCGTCAGAAGGCTGTTCGTTGATAATTTCCTTTAGCTTACTACGCTTGACGCTTACGACATCAATAGCCGTTAGTCCGCTTCCATAGTCGTAGCCAATCTGTTCCGCATCGGCAAACGACTCGGCGTGTTCAAGGATAAGGCTTTCTTTTACGTTACGGTCGTTGCCTTTTGAATCGACCTTTACAAATGTGATTTGAATCTCGTACATATTGTTATTCCTTTTTAATTGTGAGTTCTACATTCTTTGGTATTGTAATTGTAATCGGAATTTGTGGTTCAAATACAATTTCATTCTGTAACTTTATGATGCGCTTTACGATAGTCCACCGCTTTCGCCATATCGGCTGCTGCTCAATCATTGTGTACATCTTGTTTACGCTTGATGCAACGCAGGTTTTCGTAAACTTCCTCTTGTACATGGATTCAGAAAGCTTGCTTATCTTTTCGTATGTTTCGTTAGTCATATAACGGTATGCGTACCAGAAAAGCCAACGAGCCTGCGCAACATCTAGGTCGTTGCAGTTTGAAAACATACGTTCAATATCAACGTTGCAAATAGAAGCAACAAAATCAGCAAGATGCACCCTGATTCTGTCTTCGTAGTTTGCAAGTGTGTCGCACACAAGTTTCATTGCAAGCCTTTCGTTCGTCTCCAATTCTTGTTTGATTTCTTCCTCTGTCATTTCCCGTTCTTTTTTGATTCGTTTATACTATTGATAATTGTCTGCTGTGCCAACGGAAGTCTTTCAACAAAAAGATTAAGACGCTGTTTATCCTTGCCAAGAACCTTGTCCCATATTCCAGTTATGGAGTATTTAAAACGCATAAATATAAATTCGCCTTTATATGCGACAGAACCTTTGTCAATCTGTTTTTTCAGATAAGCTTCAAACTGCGGCTTTGCTTCGCGTTCTTTATACGACTGACTTTCAAAGTCGTACTCAAGAACTTTCTTGCGTCTTAGCCATAGATAGCTTTCGCCGTCATCTTTGAAATATACGGCGGTAATCCCGCCTTGAAGGTTTATGCCGTCAATGGTGAGACTACCTTTGTACGAACCGTCTTTGCTGTGTTCTACAAATCCGTTTATATAATCATCGTTCCAAATCATAGTTCTTCAACAGTTGTTTCGTCCACCTCCCAACCATTACATTCCTTTACTATTGCTAGTAGCCAAATACCGTCAACTTTCTTAATGCCGCCATTGATAAGATGTTGTGCAAGTTTGCCGCAAACTTCGATAAGTTTACTTGGTGTGCAAGCAACATTTTCGTAGACATCTTTCCAATCCGTATCATCGGTATTGGCGTATGTAGTGCCCGTTTCATCATCATATTCTGGCTGATATTGGTCGGTGGATATTGTAGTTTCCTTGACCAAAGTCTGTGTAACACGGACATCAAAATCCTGTTCTGGAACTATTTGCTCGTTCCAAGGTGCATCCTTGGTGTCGCTTCCCATTGGATAGTCGTAGTTATTCATACGCTTTTTACTGAATTAGCATTGGCATACAAAGCGAGAGATACTCGTCGCGTGTTAGTTCAAATGCAGAGAAGAATACGCCAGCCCGACTTGGGTTGTCGAGTTCTATAACAACATTATCATCATTGATGTTGCGTAGTATTTCTATCAGTGTAGAACCTTTGAATCCTATTTTTAGTTCTGTGTCGCAATCACAAGAAACTGTTTCGCTTGCGGACTTGCTAAAATCAATATCCTTTGCGCTTACAATAACCTGTCCGTTTGAGAAGTCCATTTCAATAAGGTTGCTTGAATCATTTGCCATAGGCAATACGCGTTTGATTGCGTTAAGCAGAAGGTTCTTGTCGGCTGTAACAATTATCGGGCTGCTTTTAGGAATGACAGAATCGTAGTTTGGATATTTAAATTCCAAAAGCCTTGCAGACAGCTTAAAATCCTTATTGTTGACGGATATTGCCTTGTCGTTGAAAGAAATCTTTATGTCGCCATCTATTGCGCTTAGAATTGTCAAAAGAATGTTTGACGGTTTCTTTGGCAGGGTAAAGTTTGGAGTTGTTTCTCCGACATCCAGCAGGACGGTCTTGTCTTTATATCGTGCAAGTTTGTGTCCGTCTGACGTTGCACATACCATACCGTCTGCAAAGAAATCAAAGTGAACACCGTTCATCACGGGGCGCAGTTCGTCATTGGCAGTTGCAAATCCTGTAAGTTCAATCGCTTTCAAAATTTTCTTTCCGTCAACAATAAAGTCCTTTAAGTTCGTCGTGTCCATATTTGCAAGCGGGTACTCGTTAGCATCCTCATACGGCATTGAGAACTTTCCGTTATCATAGCTACAAGTAATCGTGTGTGCTGATTCGTCTGTCGCAAGTGTTATGGCCATATAGTCGCTAAGGTTGTCAACGGCTTTAAGAAAATTGCCTGCGTCAACACAGAAACGTGTATCGCCGTCACTTGACAAAATCGGGCATTTTAACGATAGCCACTGTTCAGAGTCACTTGCCGTAATAAGCATTACGTCACCTTTTGTTTCCACCAAGAAATTACCAAGAATCGGCAATGCGTTCTTGGAGTTGATTACTTTCGCTGCCATTTTCAAACGGCTTGAAAGTTCTTTTGACTGTAGTTTGATTTCCATAAATTTTTTATTGTTTTCGTGAATAATTAAAATTCTGTTTTAAAAACCTCCTACAGCTTTCACAAGTGTCGGAGGAAAAGGTAATTTAATTAAAAACCCTATTAAATGCCAACAAAAGAAATTATCATTTGCAAATGTACATATTTATATTGTACAAAACAAACTTTCCGTTTACTTTTTAAGCATAATTATGTTAAAATCCATTTATATTATATTCTGTTTTCTTTTATGAAGTTGTCAAGGTATGGTGATGGTTCAACATTTTTCTTTTTCATCCATTTGACACAATGCTTAATGACCTCTTTCAATCTACAGATAAACCTTTGTTGTGCAAAGTTTTTGTGCGCAAGCATTGTATTTGTTTCTTGCAGCCTTTTGATTTTGGCCTGCATGCTACTGTATTCACCATACATACGTCTATAGTCTTTGACGATGTACATTAGGTTTTGTTCCTCTGGAATCAATGGTGGCTCAACGTAAGCCTTTCCTTCTTCGTCGTATAACATAGTTTTATTTATTTATTAGTATTTTGACACCTTTTAGTGTTAGATAGCCTGCAACAAGAATGTTTACTAGGCAGATGATGTATATTGACGTTGGTTCAAGTTCAAAGTCAAAGTAGGACTTTTCAAACAGATGCGCAAATAAAAATGTAGTTGCATACAAATTCCATTTACAAACCTCTATTGCAAGGCTTATTATAAGTGAAACAAATACAACAAGCCAATCATATTCCATAATGTCTGCTATATAAAAATTGATAGGTGTGTTTATTATCGTGCAGTCATTAAAGTATAAATAACTATCAAAATATAGCGAGTAGGCAACTTCTAAATAAGCTACACAAACAATGAAACAGATTACAAATGGTTGTACTTTACCTAATCTTATAAGTAAACGTCTGGCATCATTTGAAACACTCATTTCTTTTTTAACTTTACTTTAAATACTACGCTATTGCTTCTTGGCATGGGTGTTTTACTCAACGTATCACGTCTAAGGGTATCGTTCTGTACGCTATCCTTTCTGACAATGGAAACGCTCTTTTTGAGTTTCACCTTGCGCCTAACCCTACGCTTTCTTTTCTTTGGTTGCTGTGCCATAATAAATTTAATTAAAATAGCCTACTACATTTCGCAACGCCTCGGCTAAACATGATAATGAAAAAAATACCCTTAACAGCCTAATGACCTTCACAGGCTCTCGGCTGAACAACCTTAGTATTAATCAAAAAAACACATTATTATTATATGAGCAAAAATGCGTATATCATCGTTTTTTCTTACCTCCACGGGCACGGCGGTCTCCAGCCGTATCAGACTTTGAGCCACGGTTGACGGAAGATTTCTTGTAGACTATTCCGTTCTTTGTGTGGCTTGCATCCTTGCCTTCGCGTGATGCCTTGCCATATTTCTTATCGTGCTCACGGTTATGCTGAACCAACTCGACGCGCTTTTCGCGCTGTTCTTTCTTCTCGTTGAACTTCTTGTCATACTCAGCCTTTTTCTTTCGTGCGGCTGGATGCGTCTGATAGTATTTTGCAGTCCTTGAAACCATAACTAAAATGGATTGGTTTTATCTTTATATTCCTTTATAGTATCTTCAAAATCCTTCTTGAGCTTGATAAGATGCTCCTGTTCTTCTTTTGTCAACCTTGGGCAACCTTTATGCCATGCCGTAAAGTTCGGTACAATCTGGTCGTATTCGTGTGCAAACAATGTGTAGTCGTACCATTTAACCAAATTATCCCAGTCGGTAAGGTTGTTGTCTACTGAATACTTAACGACATCAATGAAATCAAAGAAATAATCCCCGACGCATGCGATAGTGCCAGCATCGCCAGCAACCCACGAATCCTGTTCGTACACCCTGTTGTAGTTGTCGCAGAATGCTTTAAGGTACTCTTCGCATACATCGTTGTATCTTTTGTTTAAGAGTTCTGTGTGCGCTTTATTCATACCATTTCACATTTAACAAGTAAACCAATCATTGAGCCGCGTTTGAATTGCTTGGATTCAAGTTTGTTTGCCTTGACCATGTTATACACGGTCTGCTTTGACTTGCCAAGTATTTTTGCATACTCGCTGACGCTAACCCAGTCGTAATTGTTTTTATTTATATTACTTTCCGCTTGAGCCATATCCACCTCCACGATTTTTGGTCATATCAAGTTCTTCAACTTCCATTATTTCTGTGTCTGGAACTTGTACAATTCTCATTTGTGCAATGCGAGTACCTTTTGTAATAATTGCTTTTCTGAATATAGGAAAGTGATTGGACTTAACCAAAGCCCCTACATTGTCTCTATAATCTTCATCAACCAACCCAACGACAACATCCGCATCAACACGTCTTCCCTTGCTAAAAACACCAAATAGCATAAACCACCAATGGCGAATCATTGACTGAACTGGCATACCTTTGCATGTAAAGCCGCTTCTTGGCTGGATAATCGCTGCACAACCGTGAGGTAGTTCAATAGAGAACTTTAGGTCTATGACCTGCCTCCCGTGTTTTAGTTCAATGTCATCTGGTGCATATAAGTCGTATGCGGCAGCAAACTCAGAACCTTTAGTCGGCATAATTCCATCATTCAGTTTAATCTTAATTTGCATTAGCCTGCGCCTCCATCGCATCGCTCTGTTCTTGTTCCTGAATGGCCGCAATCTCTTCCTGCATAACCTGTTCATCCGTCTTTTTGGGGAACAGTACGCGCTCTTCCAAGTCCTCTGTAAAATGCTTTATGCTTTCAAGAATTTCTTGGATAAACTGCTTGTTTGTCATATCCTTCGTTTTTTCACTAAGAAGGATTGCGTTTCGTGCAATGTTGTGCATATAATCCTCGTAGACCAAGAATGATTCAACCTCCGTTTCTCCAATGCCGTACAAAGGCTGGAAGACGTTGAACAAGAACCATTCGTAGTACACAACAATGTTATACTCTGATTTATCTTCCTTTTCTTTCAGAACATCAATCAGACGCTGGTAAGAATACCCGCTTTCTGTCTTGATTGCCTCAAGATTATCGTTGGCAATTTCGATAATGCGTTTTGTGTACAGGTAAGGTCTGCTAACACCAGCACTTGTAATGTTTGAATAGACGTGACGGTGGTAGTTCGTTTCAATAACACAGCCATCAGCATCGGCAACAAGTCTGACACCTTTGTCGCTAAAGAAGATACTGATTGTGTCTTTTGTCTTTGGCACAAACACAATGGCGTTTTCAATACGCTTTTGTAACTGTGCGTTTGTTGGTTTTTTCTTTTGTTCCATAAACTTATTGTTCGTCGTTTTGTGATTCTATATACTTTATTCTTGACTCTATCTGCTTTATTGCGCACGGAATGCTTGATGTTGGATAAATCTTTTCGACATCCCGAAGGACGGAAATCTGTGCGCGAAGCTTGTAAAAATTCCAGTTCATTCTTACTTGCGATTTTTGTTGCTCATGTATATGTTGTATAGTCGCATCTTGATAGTTTCTTCGTTTGTCGGAATTTTACCTTTCTTGATGCGGTTCATACGGTTATACTCTCGCAAATACGCCTGTGCCTGTTCAATGTTCTGTATTTCTGGGAAAATCCATTCTGGCAGCTTGTTTGCGTCTTCAATAGCCTCTTCAACCGTTCCTTGGTTTTCAAGTTCTTTTGCTTCCGCAGCAAGTTGCTCTGCGCGCTTTTTCGACTCGCTGTCAAGGTCTGCGTCCGTTGTGTCGTTGTCCATGTACGACGGAACGACAAAAACTTTTTCAATACCCATGAACGGCTCTACACCGAATACTTTCTTAATTCTTGGCTCTTTGTCCTCGTCCTCGTTGAAAGTACAAACGGCAAAAGCCTGACGGTTCAGTGTAAGGTTGATGACAGCAACACCGTCTTGGAAAGAGTCCTTTCCGTTCCATTCTTTTTTAGGAATGCTTGGAATGTTGAGATAGGCTATAACCTCTTTTTCAAATTCTATCATAACTTAACGTTTAAATTAAACTTTGTGCAAAGATATGAAATAGTTTGGAATATTCCAAGGATTTAACAATTATTATATGCGAAGAAAATCCTTGACGCTCTGTATCATACGTTGTCCTTCTTCTGTAGGCTTGCCGTGTTTGTGCGGAACAAGCACTTTAAGCCTGCTGTTTATAACGAAGTATTTCCACCCTTTCTTTATCCTCGCATGTTCTTGCTGTTTAGCCTTTTCAAGTGCTTTTTCGTCCTTGTCGGAAACGCCTTTGTTTTCATATACCCAGTTTGCCATAATTTATATTGTCAGCGTCCTTTTACAATGTTGTTTTCGTCCTGCTCGTAAAGCCGTTGGTTTGTGCATTTTCGCAGGAATTTTACAGAAGTCCCGTCTTCAATCACAAGTGCCAATCCTTTTGTAAAACGCAGGCATTGGTTTTTTATCGGGCATTGGATACCCATACAATATACGTTGCCATTTTTCATAAGCATATATTCTTTTTCCATTTGCAAAAGGACTGGTCTTGTCTTTCTGGAGAACTGAACCGAGTCGCGTCCACCTTTATTCCAATACCAGTCCTTCCATTTGCTTATTTCCATTACTGCGCAAAGTTCTTGAACACACCACCGTTATTCACAAAGGACATGATTGGTACTTTGTAGTATAGGTTTCCGCAGTATTTCAGCGGCTGAATCATATCGCTTGCGAAAAGCCCTTTAAAATGCTCGTCAACAAGGACGACATGTTTTGGTATGTTCAGTTCTCTTTCAAGTCCGCTGTGTGAATGCAGCACGTTCATTTTCAGACTCATTTCTTGCCCTCCTTCTTGTCTTTAACCTCTTCGGAACTATCGAAATCTTGGAACTTCTGTGCCACATCTGCGGCTTTCTGTGCGTCAACAATAGCCTGTTCATCATTATCCGTGTATTCGTATTTATTTTCCTCACGCATAACACTCTGGTCTGCACGAATAGCATCTTGAAGTTCGGTAGAAAGGACACCGTTTTTGCTAAGGTTCAGTTTGATAACCGTCTTTCTTGCCATGTCGTCGAAATCGGTAGTCCATTTACTTTGCTCCCTAATGTAAGGTGTTTTTGACTTGTATGTCTGTGAATATCGTAATGCGTGTGCGTTCATTTCCTCCTTACTCATATACAATGTGCTTTCAAAGCCGTTAATCAAAAGGAAATAATTAACATATCCGATGATAGGAGTTTCAAGTCTCTTAGCCTCATCTTTAATCCAGTTCCATTCGATTTCACCTGTAAGGCGATTGCGCTTGACTAATTCGCCATCACGAACATCTGTAGTATTGATTCGCTTGTATTGCCCTGTGCGTAACGCAAGTTGCTGGAAACCCTTGTAACCCAACTGAAACTGTGCCTCTGTTACACCACGCTTGTTATTCTTGTACGGTACGACGTGCGCCATTCCCAATGTCGGCTCTATTGGCAGGTTTAATGCGGTAGCCTTCAACGCTGCAAACATAAGCGTATAAGGCTCGCACTCCTGTAGGTTTGCGTTATTGGCTACAAGTGCCGTCAAATTGCTTACAAACTGACCTTTTCTTTCGTGCAAAAGGTCGGTTAAATACTTTTGCGTTGCAGGACTTGTGATAGTCTGGTTAAATGTTTTCAGACTGTAAACTTGTGATTTTGTTACTTCGTTTGCCATAATCTTAATTTTTACTCGTTATTATCCTTTATTTTTATCGTTACGTATGCACGCTTTTTTGTAGTCTTTTGGTATTGCTTCTTTAACTTGTTTGCAATACGCGGCCTTTTAGCCTCTATTTCGTTTGCGAAAATAGCTTTGTAATCCACGCTAACGCTTTCGGATGCCTGCACCAGTGTAATTGCCCACGCATCATTTTTTATGCTTTTTACGCCCTTTTCTTGCATAAAGTCGCAAAGCCTTTTTTTGAACTCATCGACCTTGGTTTCGCGTTCTTTGATTTCTGCAAGGATGGTTGTGATGGTGTCAAATTCCTGTTTTACTTTCTCTGGCAGGTATTCGCTTTCTATTTCATCGCCATCATAATAGCTGTCAAATGTTTCCAAGAAATCATTAACAATATCCATCGCATCTGAAAGTCTGTACATTCTCGCTTCTTTGTCTATACTCCGCAATTGCTTTACGGTGAGTCTTGACGTGTCGAACTCAAAACCGTCTTCAAGGTTCATTCCTTCCGTCGAATAATGCACCAAAGAAAGTTTTACCTTATAACCCCCAAGTTCTTTTGCAATCTCATTAGCAATCACCCAATGAATAATCAACTGTGCCTTATACGTGGCTCTTGTTTGTTCAAATGTAAACTTAGTACATTTAACCTCGTACACATTAAGCACTTTGTTTTCGTCATCTTGCAGCACAATGTCGGGGTGCGCAAGTAGCTTAACATTCTTGCGGCTATACTTCTTACTAACCCAGCATGGATTGGACTGATACCTATCGTTATTGGCTTTCAAATGCTCAAATACAAGCATTTCCAACTCATCTCCCGCACGAACAGCAGCAGTGTAAGGAATATCCTCCTGCTCTATCAGTCCTTTACACACGGCAAGTCTTTTGTATGCAGACTTTGGAATGACACCGCTTTCCGCAACTTGCAAAATAAGTTTTCCATCGCTACTTCCGAGCGCACCGCATCTTGAACTGCGGATTTCATTTTTGTAATCCAATTCTTCCATAATAATTCTTTTGTTTAATCGTTATTGTAAGGTCGTGTCTGTATGCACAGAACCTCGTTTGCGTTTAGTGCGTTTACAAGTACGGATTTGCCGTGTACCTCGTCATAGAAGCTACTCATAAATCCGAAGACTATGCACGGTACTCCAGTATGTGCCTTTATCTTTTTAAGATACTCTACAACTTTCGGCTTAAACACCATTATTTTTAGCGTCTGTCTATAGTTGTTTTCTGTAGAGTTGGCATTTGCTTTTGATTCAACGTCAAGGCCGAAATACATAAACGTTCCTCCGTTTTGCGTTTTGCCTTCTTTTAGCACAGAGCCTATCCGTCCTTGTAGAATTACAATGTTTTTATCCACGTCTATTTATTTTAATTAGTGGTCTTGGGTGGAATCGAACCACCGATTAACGCCTTTCGGTAAGCGTTGCTTCATCCAACGAAGTTCAAGACCAAGTTGCCCCACCGCTGTAGGGCTTAGTTGAATTTTTAAATAATTGTTTAACTTTTAACCATAACAATGATACACCCTCACGGGCTTATATACGATGCAAAGTTACAAATAAACTTTGAATATTTCAAAATCCTATAACATAGTTTAAGTTAAAAAACCAAAACTACATTTTTACGCTTTTCAAAAGTTCATCGTAGTCCTTTGCTGCGTGGCAAACAGCGTTCATCGCGCTACCGATAACACGGCCTTGGATAGTATCGCTAGTCCAGTGATAACGGGCGATGGTACGGTTGGTTGCAAAGGCATTCATTTCACGTAGGATTAAGTCTGCCTTATACGGATATATTTCAGTAAGTGACATACCTCCGCACCAGCTGCCGCTTGAATGGCCGCTCGGATATGAGTTGGCGTACAGTTCGGTTCGCTGTATTTCCTCAAAGTCTTCTGGTGAATCAACCTTGTCTGGTTGAGTCCAATTGCCGTTTGCATCGTAGTATCCCGTGGGGTTTCCGTCCCCATCCTCAATGAACCAATCTGTTGAAGCGTTCCATCTGTTGTCTGTTTCGGAGTGCTTCTTACATTCCTGTTCCCATGAACATGCTGGTCGTAATCGGCCATACTCTATCGCACCGAGTGACTGGTCTGCATGTTGCAGGATTCCGCGTGCGCTGCCGCCTATCTGTTTGATAAGGTTTATAAAATCAGCTAGTTTACTATTAGGGGTGATGTATTCGCCTATAGTTTTCTCGCCGAACACCGCATTGAACTCATATCCATGAACATCTTTTTTTCCACTTCCGAAAAAGTGGTTGGTGTCCCAGTCTTTGTCTGCTATTGCCTGTACCGTGGTCTGTTTTGGCAGATTTTCGCTTGAAACAATAAAGTTGTGAATGTCCATATCCATTTGCAAGCATCCGTTTTCAGTCTTTGCGTCAGGGAACGTAGGATTATTTTTGCTTCTGTCTTTATAAGCTGGCGCGTAAGGTGCAGGTGCGCTTGCCATAAACTTTCGCAAGTCAATATAGAAAGCATCGTCAGTGACGTGGTTGCGTGGCTCGACATCCCATAACTCATATAGTGTCTTGTCGTATTTACGTCCTCCGACCTCACTGCGCATTGTGTCTGTGTCTGGCTTTAGGATTGAGCGCATGGCGACGTAGACCACAGATGCAACAAGTCTTGCAACGTTAGGGTCGCTGCGGAACTCGTATCCGTAGATGTTGCTGTTCATTGTGTAGCCGCCAGCCTCGTAGCCAACCTTAAATATATAGTTTCGTTTCTGTGGGCAAAGTTCAGACGTATGCAATGCTATTATCCAACCCACCATCGTCTTAAATGCAGCGTCCTCGTCTGTTCGTTCGCCCCAATAGTCGTACACGATGGGAAAGTTTGTACGGCTGTAAAGCAGCGGCAGCGTGCATCTTGCGGGCTTGTAGTATTGCCAATAAACCTCGTCATATAACTTGGAAAGATAGTTGTAGGTCTGTGAATCCTTTGCAATATTGATGGTGGAGGTAAACTTGTCCAGCACATCGTTTAGGACAGTATAGTCCACCTTTTCTTCGGGTTCAGGAGTCGGCTCTGGTGTGGGCTCAGGTTCTGGAGTAGGATGTTGTGCTTCAATCTCAGCTTCCGTCGCCTCACGGAAATATCGTTCCCACATCTTTATCGCAGGGTCGATGTCAGCACCTAGGTAGACTATTCCAACCTCATAAGGCTTGATTTCATCGGTACACATATACCAAGTTCCAGAGTCGATGCTCTTTAGCTTGCTAGAACTGCCGACAATCTGATGCGCTTGTGGCTGTGGCTGGTTAATGACTTGCAGAGTTTCCTCTGCGGTTTTTCTCGTTGTCATGTAAATGATGACTGCGGCTAAAGCTATAGCAACCGCGATAATAACCCATAATGTTACCATAATTAAAACTATCTAATGTCTACAAAATCTATCAGTAAAATATCGTCTTTAGTTCCTTTGGCAAGATTTTCTTTGTTGTGGATGGCAGCATATAGCCACGGCCACCAGTCATCTATGATTCGCGGGTAGCATACCGACGAATATTTCTCGTCGCAGGTAGGGTGACATCTGAAGCTATAGTCGCAAGTCCAATTATACAGGTTTCGTCCGCACCAGAACTTGATTTTAGGATAGTCTGACACGGAAACATAACAGAAACTTCTGAAAAACTCTACGGACTTCTCATATTGCTTTCTTGTCCTAGCCTCATGTATAATACGGACAAAGCAGTCTCCTTTATCGTTAAGGAACGCGAGGTCGTCCTTTAACTGCTGTTCGCTAATTTCGTAAACAACAAGTCCGTGAGCTACTTGCATTTTCCACTTCTTCCACCTTACGCGCAGGTCAAAGCACCGCACTCCGTACTTTTCGTACTGTTCTCTGATGTCCACTCTCTGACATTTCGCCATAAAGTGGAACGGCCACATCCACCAGTGCTTCGGTGGAAGGTATGACCAACTGTTGTGACTACCTAGTATCATTTTTCTTTCATTGCTTTAAAACGTTTCAATACTTCTTTGTAATAATCTGGTGTTGACTTATCTGGAAACATCATTCCTAAATCAATCAGCAGTTTATCTATCTCCACAATATCCTCCCAAGTGAGTTTATTGTCTTTCTCTGCTTGGTGGTAGCCTAATAGAAATGCTTCTTTACTACTACAATCTCTTAACCTACCATCTTGGAAATGTTCTAAGTATCTATCTTCTGCCTTACTCATAATCTTTCGTATATTGTCTTTATTCTTTTTCCATCTTTTCCTATAACAGCTACAGGAACAACATTAAACGGCTTACAAAACTTCCATATTAACCTTTTGTTAAGAGGATTTTTGAGCCATTTTTTATAGATTCTACGTTTCATCTTTCATTGCTTGTTTGAATTTTTGTTTCTATTTCTTCATAATCTGCCAACTTAGACTCTCTTATTCCATCAGGACTAATAATTGCTACTTTATCTTTTGGAAATTGTTTCATAAAGATATAGTTTTGTATCAATTTCTTTTGATAGCCACGTCCACCACAGAAAACAACGTGACCACCACTCTCTAATGCAGCATCTATCCTTGCTTTAATTTTTCTATTCATCTTTCATTGCTTTATTTAAATTTATAATATATTCATCATCAATTACTCCATTGCGATGTTCGTTGAGATACATACATACTTTTTCTATCATTTCTTCCCTTGCAATCTCCACTGCTTCTAATGCTTCGTTTGTTGGAATCCAAGGAAAATTCTCAGTTATATGATTAACCTTTCCTCTTATTCTCTTTTTAATAAATTCTTCAGCCCTACTCATAGTTCTATTTCTTAATTACGATTACTTTTACTTCTGAGCCTACGAGATAATTATCTGCTGGTAATCTGAAGGAAAACAACGCAGCACCTTGGAATCCAAAACATTGTGCATCAATAGCTTTTGCCATCATCTGCTGCTCCATTTTGTTCATACCTGCAAGCATGGCATGGTCTTCTGCAAGTTCAATGGTAGATTGGTCTTGCTCTTTCTGCCATTTAGCAACCCTCACAGCAATCCTGCTTAACTTGGCAAATGACACCTCTTGGAATTGCTTGGATAGTTCGTTGATATACTCACCTAAGTCATCACCTACTGGTTCTTCTTGCGAATTATTTCCAAAGTTGCATGAATTATCAAGATTTAGCAAGTCAGAAGTGTATGCCCATCTTTTAACCATCCCATAATTATTAATAGATTGTCGATGGATTATTCTTCCGTCGTTTGTTTCAATGAGCAAATCATCACGTTCAGGCTTTTCACTTGCATCGTGCCAAATGCTTACAGGCTCTTCTTGCAAGGAGTCAATAAAAGCAAGCAGTTCTGTCAATACTGATTTCTGGCCATCAGCAAAGTCTGTGCGTATTCCAAGTATTTTCTCCCTAAGCCTTTCAACCTCTTCACGAATCTTCTCTTTGTCTGTCATATCTTATTCGCTTATTAAGTTCATAACTTTATTGTACGATTCTGCGTTTAAATTGTACCTTGTTCCGTTTTTAAGGATAAGTATATAGTCTGTGTAGCTAAAACCGCCTTCTATATGACAAGAGCTAATTTCGTCAACATTGACCATTATCTCGCCACATCTGCCTTGAGTGCGTAAACTAATAAATTGTGCCATAACTATTTATTTTTAAATGCAATCACAAGACTTAAAATAAGTGTGCATAATAGCATTGTAACACAAATTGTTGTAACTTCTTCATGCATATCATTACTTTCCTTTCTGTGCCTTATTACTTACATGCATACCAAGTTCAAAGAAATGCTTGGCAATAGCCTTACCGACAATACCATTTACCAACTTGTTATATACAGGGTCTTCCTCAACAAAATCCTTGTATTCTTTCTCCAAGTCCACCTCTTTCACCTCAAGGGTGTCGATGAACATAATAATTCTATTTAGTTGATGTGCTGTCCTCACAACCCACTCCTTGTCACTTTCACATATTATATGGTCGAGCAACTTGCGTTTTCTTCTTTCTATCTCCGCCACTACAGCGGATTTGTCTATTAGTTTCATAAGCCTAAATTATTTTATTTATTATTTAAAATATACGTAATAGTGTATAATCGCCAAAATAACGGTGAATAAAGCGCCAGCAAACCATATTAAAGCTTCACCTAAATATCCTTTATCATCCATACTATTACTCTCATTTCATATAGTTTATGAATTTCTCAATGTCTTCATCAATTAGACAACTATGAGTATCTTCATTATAAAAGTTGTTTAGCCATTCCGCAGCTTTGTCAATAAAGGCATCAGTGCGGGTGTACTCAACAAAGATATTACTATGAGGATTACTTTCAAACCAACCATCATGTGCATTTGGTTGAACATATATTTTATCTGGTGCGTTTGTTTTCATAACTTCAACCTTTTAGTTTCTTTAAATCTTGATAGAGTGAATCAAATATAGGAAAGCAATATCTTTCATCACCGTCGTATCTTTTATCTTTAAGCCATTGTTTAAGAGTATCCATCTGCTCATCACTAGGCTTCCACTTTGACTGAGGTCTGAGCGAGTGAAGAGCAGATAACACTGTATGTTTATCAACTCCACGCCAACAGTTAAAATGGTTGTTCTGTTCCACAAAAGCAATCGCAGCTTCTAATATATTTTTGTCTAACTGGGTTAATTCAACTTTTGGCTGTACTCTGTCTTTGAGGGATTTGAGCCAATCTAAATCTTTTTGAACGACATCTTTATTTACGTCGGCGGTTTCACTGTGTAGAATGTTTATAAGGATTTCACAAATATCATCATAATATGGACTATCATATTCACTCCAAGAGGAATTGGGAATTTCCCTCTCGTTCCCATTTGCTCCCTGCTCACCTTGTTTTTCAAGTTCTTCTAACCTTTTAATGGCATTTTCACGATAGCCTTTTATGCACTCAAGTTCTTTCTCTATAAACTTATCTTTTTCACCTTGCTTTTCAAGCCAAGCAACAGAATCTGTTAAAAGAAATATAGTCTTACTGTCAAGCACATTATTTAGCCTATAATATTCTAAAAAATCAATAAGTTCTTTCCTTATCCTCTCATCCTCGCTCTCTGGAACAAAGTCTGCGCATATTCCACGTGCAACTTCAACTGTAATTTTTCCACTATTAACCATCTCTTGTAGTTTGGCTATAGTGTCTTTATGTAATTTCTTGTAGTCCATAATCACAACAAATTTAATTCATGTAATTTCTCAATCATAGTCACGCAAGCATCAACAATGTTGTCTGCTTTAGTATGTAAATCACTTATGTGTGGATATGTAATATAGTTGTCATCAAGTGCTATTATTGGTTTACTGCCTTGAATTTCTGGTAAAATACCAAGCAATGCTGCAAGACTCCAACATCTAATATCGTAGTTAAAATCTTCTTTGCCATCTTTGAACAATGGTGTAGGACAAATAGATTCTACATCTGGTGGAAAGTAATCATTATCAATCTGACAAAAATAATACATATCTGCACTCTCTATTGGCAGTATCTCTGCCAACTTGCGGCTCTGTTCTAAATCAGTGTAACTTTTAATTGTTGCCATACTTTATCCTTTCTTTTAATTGTTACTTATTAGTGGAGAAAGCAGACTCGAACTGCTATCTTCTGATGGTATGTTATGGGATGCCTCCCAATGGCGCAGATTTTTTATGTACAGTCACTGCTATGACCACCAGATGTTCTGCCTTTGAACTATTTCCCCAAACGCCCCACCGCTGTGAGGCTAACTGTTATAAAATTCATAAATATGAAAGAATACCCATCGCGGGCTTATATCAAAAGTGGCACATTCTGCCAAGGTGTGTTGTTACACCAAAGACGCCTACGCATTGCGTGAAGGTCATTAACCTTGCTCATTCCTATTTTCCCACAGCTACATCAGAAATGTGCACCATAATTGTATTTTATTCCGTTATCAGGCTTTATAATCATACAACCGCAAGATACTATTTTCCGTTTTGCCACATGTGGTAGTTCGCGTCACTCTTTAAAAGATGGCTACCTCCAAGCCTACTTTCCTTGTCTGTAAAACGTGCCACTACATTATCAAAGAACACTTTGCAAATTTACAACTTTAATTTTGAATATTACAAGTTCGTTAGAATAGATTAACTTAAATATCTTTAATCTTATTTGTTCCGAAAGTTCCGTTGTTAATCCATCTGAAATACTCGCTGTTCATTTCATCCTGCCATTCCTTTTGGTCGTCATACATCATATCATCAGATACATAAGAGAAAAATCTCAAGAGAATTTCATTTACCATATATCCGCGCAGGATGCCGCCTCCATCCATAAACACGTCGTATGGAGCAATCCCTTTGTCTTCGTTGTTCTTTGATGACTCGTCGCCAACTACGTCAAAGTGCATCCAGCGCAACACAATGCTTTCAACCTTTCGTGCAAACTCTATATTTTCCAATCCTAAAGGCTTTAGATACCTTTCCGTGTATCTGTTGAATGCGTGCGGAACGATGTCAATAACCATACCAAGACCTCTATTGCTTCCGTTTACCTTGCTTTTCATCGCAAACGGGTCGATTGCAAGAATACCCTTTCCAGTATTGCCGTCAATCTTGTTGCTTCCGTTTTTTCTTTTCTTTTCTATTTCGTATGTGGTATAACAGAAACTCCAGAACTGTCCTTTCTTTACAGCTTTCTTTGACTTACAGATAATAAGCATCAGCCATTTGTTGTTCCTGTCATCATTAAACCGTATTCTCTGTACATAAGGGAATCTTGTACCGCGTCCAAACTTGTCCCATATCTCACTTTTAAAATCATCGTAGACGCTTATTGCAGTATTGTAGATTCGGAATGCTTCAAATGCTTTTTCCTCATCGTTCATCGTAGGTAATACCATATCCTTATTTTTGTTTTTATTTAAATTTATATACCTTGTTGAATTTTCTCTTTTTTGCCATTTTGTAGTAGTTGATAATGTCGCATCCGCTTTTGAAACCCATAAGCCACTGTGTGCGTGCATACATAACCCATCTTCCGTCATCAAGGGTTCTCAACGCAAAGTTGTACAACTCCATGCTTTTCCATCTTGCGCAGTCCTCCATAAGATGCTGTGCAAATACAGAGAAGTCTTTCTGTATGCTTTTGTCTGTATTATCCCAGAATACAGGAGTATAGTGTCTGTCGAAAAAATCCTTCCCGTGTTCATCAATCATAAAATCATATACCCTGCGTATATCGTTCATTCGCTTGAAAGTCCAAGCAACAACTTCGTCGTGCAGCCAGTAGAACTCATCCAACACATTAGATGTGTCATCAATATTCCTTTGTACGGGACGAACATCTATATAGCTTGAGCCTCCGTATATAGTCGTGCTGTAGTCAACGGTAGCAGCTATAAGGTCTGGTCTTCCTCTTTCATACAATGTCCTGTAGAACGTAGGATAGTCGCATCCTTTACTGCGGAATGCACCGATACCGACACTACGACCTACTTTTGTATTGAACCTGAATCTCTTCATTACACATAACAGTTATCTGTTGTCAATCTTTTCGTGCGTAGTGTTAATGCGGCCTTTGTCAAGCAGATAGTGCATGATGTCTTTCAGATTCTTGTCGCGGTCTTTCTTTGCGCCAGACCACATTGCAACTACCTTGCTTTGCAGTTCAAGGTATGCCTCTGACTGACCTTTTCGCAGCATATTCAAGTATTCCACATACACCTTTGTTATGTCTTCGTAAGACACTTTCTCACTAATCATCAAATCAAGAATGATTGCCGCAATAAATTCCTTTGGCAGCGACTTTAATGCTTTTATTATTTCTTCCATAATATTTATTATTAAAATTCAATATCGCATCTACTAATAGGCTCGTCATCGCCACCAATCCTTGTAATGTAAATATTTCTTATTGTTGCACCAAACTCTTGTTCAAGCTCGTTTGCAAGTTGTATAAACTGTTGTTTATAATCTTTAATTGTTCTCATACTCTTGTTGTTTGTTTAATTAATTATTATTGTACTTGTAAATTAAAGCAGTGTTTTGATTCTGATTCCTGATTAAGCACAATACTCCCAAAGTGCTGTTTAGACACTCTGGTAATTGTGCTATTGACTTGTCCGTCATCGTCATCCGTCAATCACACACAATGTCGGTTTAAGCGAACATTGATACTTGTCACATCCGTTCTTAACAACGTCGCACAAGCGGACAAGACACTCGTTAAAGCGTACCCTCACTTACTGGCTTTGTGCTTTCCCTCTTGCCAGTTTTATTTCCTTGGAATCGAGGTGTGACAACTGATACAATTACTCTTTCAGCATTTACGGACGTTCAAATCCCAAGTAAGTGAAACAGAGAAAGCCAACACATATAATGAACAATCCCTATCAAGTGATGGTGGCACTCAATAGGGATAAATCCTTTATAGTGTTGGCTATAAGCCTATTCTATCGTATTATGTCCGCTACAACAAGTCCACCATCCTTGTTTTCACGTTGCAAAGATACAAAGTATGTTTTAATATTGCAAGTTTTGGAAACATAAATTAAGATATTTAACTTTTATTTGCCAAAATGCAAGCCAGCGGCGGGCGGTGTTGAGAGTGAACGGCTATTCTTCTTCGTTATAATCGTCATCATCATCAAGTCGCCTATCACAAATACAAATACCATTACATAATTGAATGTGCAGACCTTGGTCACACCAACGGCAACCGTCTTCGTTTCTAAAATGAATACACTGTTTCATAATCAATCCTTCTTGTTTTTAATTAAACCGTTAATCCACTTTTTCATATTATCAAGAATATAGTCACCGCACTCCATAATTTGACCACAGGGGAACGCTTTCGTATAATTCCACTTACTATCTCCCATTGCTTCAAACACCATATCATTTGTTGGTGTATTGATTGTGACAGCATCAAACACAACAACACAAAGGTCATCCGAGTTTCTGTGCTCATAAACGCAATAGTTGCGCTGCTCACCATTGTACTGAACACTAAAGATGTAACCCTGTTCACGGCAATTCTCGTAGCGACCTACTTCAACCCTTGCGTCGTATTCGCGAAATTCCTTATTCCAAGTCTTATCAATGGCATTGTTCTTTGTAACCCGCAGATATGCAAGTACGCTTTGTGCCTGCCAGTTTGCACCGTCTTCCATGTAACAATTAATATTCGTCATAGCAATTATCTTTATTTATATAACTCATTTGCCCTGTCAACTATTTTCTGACGACACTTCTTGTCAAGGTCGCCAAACCAAGACATCGTTTGGTCGTGCGAATACTCAACTTTACCTGTCCATTTATTAAAGATATGGTCGCCAAGCATCTCACCAAACAGATACCGTGCCTCATTAAGACACCACCGATTGTACATATAGTACATGAAATTCTCAACCTCGCTATTCATCTTCTTTTTCCAGTTTATACCATTCAACATCAGGATTATCTAATCCCCAAAACTTTTTCAGATATTTTCTCGTTTCATACTCACGGATACGTTTGTCTACAATATGACCAAACATATCGCCAGTACAAGAATAGGTCGTGGTAATGATGTGCTCGTTGCCACGTTCCTTAATTGTCGCTTTCCAAATTTCCATATTTATATTTGTTTTAAGCCGTTAAAATTGTGGCGGCTTGTAACTATCAAGCAAACCACACAAAATGCGCCTAGAAAGCCTTAAAGTGTGCTTAAATCAATTATATGGGTTTCCACGTAAGTAAGCTTACCCTCATAACCGCGACGCTTTAGTTCTTCCATCAGTTCACGCGGTGTGAAATCCTTTAGTCGCGTCATCTTTACATTATTGATTGCTTTGTTACGACCATTTGCAACTTTTTCTGCCATACAAGACTTACAGAAATCGGTTACTTTTCTTTCGCCCTTCATACCCCTAATACCTCTAACGGCAAACTCGGTAATCGGCAATTCTTTGCCACAACATTTACAAACTTTTGTTTCCATAATTTAAATGTCATTTAAGTTAATATCAATACAATCCGTACTTATGTACTTTGAGAATTTTAACCCAGTAAAAGGGTCGGTGGCAGATAGCCAAGAAAGCACCAGCTTTTCAAGACCATCTTCGTCGGATAAATCCGCATTGGCCTTTATTTCTTCAATGAATCTTGCCAACGCAATAACAACACCATTAAGACAAGACAAAGTATGTTCCATAGGAATGCCATCAAGACTTTCAAGCATCGAACTTGATACACTTAATGCAATCTCTTTGTCAATGTCCTTACTATTAATCGTTCTTTTCATAGTCAATCATTTTTTAATGTTTCAAGATAATCTTTCGGCAGATAATACTGCGCAACACGCTTGCGAGGTGACACCTGAATCTTCTCTGTAATGATAGGCAAGTCCTCTTCACGCAACTTAAAGATGATAGCCGACAGTCTTAACGAGCCAAACTTATTCAACGCCTCAAGCGGTGTGATTGTGTTGCCATTCAACAGCCATGCACGCACGTTAGCTTTCTGTGTACCAAATTCATCGTTCCATTCGTAATCTTTCATAATCCCAAAATTTTAATTGTTATACTTTAATTTCTTAATCTTAGACAGGCGACCACCAAGTTTTACCTTTCGGTTTCTGTTGTCAATCCATCTGATGTCACACATAAATGCGTATGTACCATCTTCAAGCAGATACTTGTCAAGCACACCTTTGTGGGAAATCTGCTTGTAGAACTGTAGACCGCTTTTAGAATCTTCAAGATTGGCAAAGTATTCCTTTATGCTATATCCGTACATATCCTCACCTTCTTCTTCGTCTATTGACAACAGCTTTCCCCTGAACTCATACTTTACATCTTTCTCGATACCATTGTCTGCAAGTGTCTTGTCCCACTCTGGTCTTGTCAAAGACTCCTTGTATGACTTGAGCGCAAAGAAAGCAACGTAGCATTCGCCAATACCGATGTATTCATTTTCGATTGCATCCTTAATCTTGGCTGTCAGGTCTTTCTCGCCATCCCAGTTAAGACCACCTTCCTTGTCTTCATAGAACTTGCAGATATTCTTGTAGAGTTCATCATCGGTATCTCCTGTGAAATCCGAAAAATACTGAGACAGATAGTCAAATGTTCCTAACTTAACCTTGTCACCTCTATCCCATTCTGCCTTAACCCATCCATCTCCGTTCTCTTTAATAAACGAGTCACACACAGCAATTGCGTAGTCAAATCTAACAGCCTTGCTCAAGTAGTGGTCGGCTGGTCTCCAAGAACCACCTTCCCAACCATATTCATCACAGCCACCAAGATATACCGTGAAACACTCAAACAACTTTACCGTAATGTCTTTAAGGTACTTACCTTGTGCAACAAGTTTGTCTATACAGGATGAACCGACCTGTTTCCATTCACCAGTTACCTTGTTTTTGACAACAAATGACTTCACTCTTCGTGTATGGGTTCCACCGCAATAGTCGCACTTTGTGTATTCCAAGCCGAACTTGGATGGCATTTCCTTGAATAGTTTTTGGTCAACCATCGTAACAATACCATCGTTGTAATATACTGCTGCGACAAGCGACCAGTCGCCAGCACACATGTCGCCAATTGTTACCTTGATTGCATCGAACTTTTGTCTGTATCTTTCATAACCATTTTCGTCAGCCATACCACCCTGATAAACAACGGTGGTAGTCTTGACAACTTTCTCAACCTCGCCGTACTCGACGGTTGGCTTGTTGTCCCAATGCTTGAACATCAACTCAAGTTTTCTTTCACATTTCTGACGCTGGTCAGGCATAATATAAAACTCCATAATCTCTTTGTTTTAAGTTGTTTCTCTTTTCTTCATATATCTCGTAGATAACTCGTATTCGTCAGCAAGATAACCCATCTCATCATCTTTATGTTCCGCTTTCCATAAATTAAGTGCATTGATGTAGTCATCTTTGTAGGGGGTATTGGTATAGTCAATCTCAGTATATGCAACCTCATCAGGGGTTTCGTGATAATATATGGCATACCACTTAGTATCTGGCATCATCTTGTTAAGAAAGTCCACAAAAGGCTTAACTTCTTTCATAGCTTTTTCTTCCTCGTTTTTTCTTTTGAGTTGACGCATTTCTTTTACCCAAGCCTCTTTGACATAATAAGGGACTTCCACTCCATTATCTTCAAATGCTTTTGTTGCCCGTGCAATCCATTCTTCTTTCTCACGCATTGCAGCATACATAGGGTCATCAGCCCGCATCTGCATTTCCTCACACCAAAACTCATATTCCTCCTGTGCATCCATTACGTTTTCAACGTACATTGGCTCACCTGCTTCGTTTCTTACTAAATGCTGATACATAATACTTAATGTTTAATTGTTAATACTTACTATGTTCTTCTTCCCATTTAACTGCATCCTCAAATGTGGCAAACCACATTAAGATGTCAAAATCCGAACGATGGTATCCGTCTTGACCATTGTAGCCACGAAGATAACCATCGGCATCAAAGTCATCTACACAGAAGATGTTGTACACACCATCATCTTCCTCAACTATAAAATACCGCATTTCCTTTTTCATATTACCAAATTTTAATAGGTTTCCTGTCTTTCGTTCCTTTCGTAGCGAGATTCCTAACGGCATTGCCAAAGGACTTGTAATAACCATAAATCCACATTTCGTCTTCATCTTTGCCTTTGAACTGTTCGTTCAATTCCCACACATCACCATCGTACAACTGAATGTTGGCATAGTGCGTCCACATTGTTTCATCACCATGCCGACCACCACCAGTATATTCAACCCTGTCAATCGTGACAAGTTCAACCTCACCACGTTCGTTTATCAAAGGTATTGCGCCCCAAGTCTTTTCGGGAAAATACTTTTGAAGAACGGCATCCATAACTACTGGCATCCGTTCAGCCTCACTTGCACTCCAATAGACCATAATCTTTACTTTTTTATCAATGAATAATCTCCATGATTCTGCATACGGATAACAACCTTTTCAAGCAGTACCGTAGCCTCGTATAATAACGTCTTTTCTTTTTCTGACAACAACTTGTATTCCTTGTTGTCAAATACACCGCAGTAGTCATCAAGAATCTCTACCGCAACATTCAGTCTTTTTGCATCAATCGTAGCCATAGTTCTTTTTTTTGTTTAAGTTAATAAATAGCGAGCAACCATTCAGCCGCCCGCGTGCAGATAGTGAACATTACTTTCTGAACCCGCGACCGCCAAGACCAATGAAGATGTCTGGACGGATAATAAGTGTGATAATAATCAATAATGTAATCATTTCTTTTGTTTATTTTTTAATTAATCTACTCCATACGAACGCTTGAATGACTGCATATAACTACGCACTCTCTGTGCATTATCATTGCTTGGAAGTCTGAAATTCCACCTGACAAACAGCGTATTATCAAACTCCTTGTAGTCAGCCATTAGGCTTAATATGTTTGACCTGTTAGGCTCTTTACAGTTTATGTGTTCCCAATCCCAATCCGACGGGTCGCCATCAGTGTAGTCTGGAAATACCTTTGACAATACTTTTGCAAATACCGTAATGTCACGACATTCCTGATGTCGCTTTCTTTTCATTTCTCCTTTTTTCATCTGTTCTTCTTCTTTTTGTTTTTTAGATTTCCTGTTAAAACTTTCTCTCCATTTCTTACAAGCACCGCCAGTCGCCTCGCCACGTTCCTTCTTTGCAGCAAGAGCTTGTTTAGTTCTCGTTGATACCATTTCCCGCTCGTATTGCGCAACGGCGGCAAATACACCGAGTATCATTGAATTGACAACAGGCATATCCGTAAAGTGAATGTCTATACCTGTGTTTATTACCTTGAAAGTAAACTCCACATCCCTGCTCATTCTGTCCAACTTCGCAATAACTAAACTACAATCATTCTTCTTGCAGTAGTCAATCGCTTGCCACAGACCCTTTCTGTCACGATGTGTTCCACTTTCTACATCAATAAATTCTTGGACATGGCAACCGTTGTTCTGTTTAATAAAGTTCTCGCACATATTCCTCTGTGCAGAGATACCAAGTCCTTGCGCGCCTTGACGCTGTGTCGAGACACGAAGATAGGTTACATATTGTTTCATTGTTTATTTATTTAAATCATCAACGTATTTCCATTTATATCCACCAGCGGTTTTTCTTATACCCACACACGATGCATATATTCCACTCATCTGTATTCCAAGACTTTTACTTGCTTGCTTGACACTACTCCATTTCTTAACTTCAATATCTTCTGGTGTAAATTGAGCCACCCATAAAGAATGTTCGCTATGAAACTTTCGTATGCTTTCAACCCTCTTTTTGTTAGCATCAATATATTTAGACCTTGCAATAGGGAAATTTGTGTTTTCTCTTTGTGTACACCACCTCAAATTAGTTGCACGATTATCTGTCCGAATGCCATTTATATGGTCTATAAAATCCTTACCATCTACTTTTTCTAAAAATGCTTTTGCAACAAGCCGATGTACAGTAAAAGCCTTTCTCTTTTTTTTATACCACAACGATACTACTTTATAACCAGTGTTTAATAACTCTTGTGATATAATTTTTCCTTTCACTTTTTGTGGTGTTGAAGAACGCAAAATAGTTCTATCAACCGATTTTACTCTTCCAAGGTTGCTCACTTGATAAAGCCCTTCGTAGCCAACTACGTCTTTCCATATCTCTTCCATAAGTATAAAACAAAAGGTAACTTTCAAAATGCGGTCTCCTACCTCCGCAGATTTACTCGTTACCATTGTTAAGTTCGTTGATGCTTAGTAGGAGTTAAGCGTCATATACATATGCAAAGATACAAAGAATATTTGGAATACGCAAATATATTAACTTAGATTAACGCGCAGGTATGTTGCATACTCTTTCCTCCTCTATCGTAAATGTTCTCGACACTGTTACATACTGTCTATTAAGACATTCCTTTGCCTCACGCTTTGTGTTGAACCGACCAACACAATAAGAACGGCTACCGCTGCGGTAATCGCAATGCGCCATAACCCTGTAAATCTTCTTTGCCATATAACTATAATTTATCAAAACACTTTCTTAATATATTCCTCTGCCGCTTCCATATTCTTTCGGTTGCCAGCAAGTCTTGAAGCATCACTCCACACATAATTAACAGGCTTGTATTTTGGAATGTCGTAACAACAAGCAATCTTACCTAAGTCACCATTACATGTGTATCTGTATATGTTCAAATAGGAATAACAGTTGTCGTTCTCAGCAACAATCTTATATTTTTCACCGCCAATAAGAACAACAGTCTCTGATGAATAACTTGGAGACTCGTTCCTTACTTTAATTTCAATTTCCTTTTTCATTTACTTTTTATTGTTTAAAGATTAATACTTATTTACTTATTAAATTCTTTCATAGAGAAAAACTTCGCTACACATCATATCTCTGTATGTCATCCGATATTTGTCTGTACAGAATATTTCATCGTCAGTGTCATCTTCGCCGTCAATCGTGTAACCGTCTTTGACAGAACAGCGATTTATCATATACTCTATTACATTTTCATTTTCGCCAAACTCAATCAGTTTCTGTAACGTTTTCCACTTTCTTTGCTTGAACTCGTCAAGTGTGGCTACCAATTTATACTCCATAATTAATAAACTTTGGTTTTGAAATAAGATATGTGAAAAGTTTTCTTTGTTTCTCCATCATTCCAATAGTCATCAACGATAGCATAGTGCATACCATCCTCAAAGAACTCGTCAACCTCAGACCATACAACATACGAATGTCTGTCGTTCTCGTCTGGCTTGTGAGTCTTGTAATAATTGAGGTGCTGTAAATAATTCTTTCGTGCATCACCTTCGTTCTTGTAAACATTAACACTGCTGGAGTTGTACCTGACAACCCAGACATAATCACCTTTCTGCACCATAGTTATTTTGTTTTATTAAGTTCTTTTACTAACGCATCTGCATACTCAACCGATGTCTTTGCAACATCTTCTGCATTACCAAAATACGATTTCCCTGATAGTAGTGCCTGTCCAAACATAATTGCTGCAAGAGTTCTTGTGTCTAAGTTTTTAGAAATGTCGTTAAGCAAACTTGGAACACGACCCATGTACTGCATTTCAATTTGAGTCATAATATTCTATATTAATTAATTATATTTATTTAATTATTTTTATTATGCGCGTGCGCAATAAAGTATCACCCACAGATTCTATAATCATGGACTAATCTGTCTTCGCTATTGTAGTAGAGAATCAAACGATTGCCGTTATCATCCTCATCAAAGCACCGCTTCATAATGTAGCTGCCATCATCACAGCCATCATCAATACAGTCATCGTACACATGTGGATTGCCAAGCGCATCTTCCGCCTTGTCAATATCTATGTCCATGCAGTTTTCGTAGATAAAATCTTCGTCGTATAACATAATTCCTATAAATTTAAGTAAGACATAATTTTAATATTGCTAATCCAATATGATTTCCAAATAGAGGGAAATAACACACCGCTTACATAAAGCATAAGGTCGTAGCACAAACCAGCAAGCGACCACCAACCGCCGCTGCAGGTAAGTACGACGGCTACAAACAGAGCCACCGTACAAACCAGATAATTAACAACGTTTTTCATATCAGTCAACGTATTGATAATAATAATCCATTGCCTTGTCGTGCTGCTTGTTGTCGCTGTCGAACCAATCGAAATACAAAGCCTGTACCATATAGAAAAGTTCGCTGTACATCTTGCCGTATTCGTTGTTGCCGCGAGCAGCATGTTCCCAAGACTTGAGGTTTATCACAAGTAGAATTTCAGCAAACCATTCAACATCATCACGCCAGTTGTCAAGCGCATTTTTCAATGTGTCAGCAATGGCAGACATACCCTCGACAGGTACACACCACTCAGCAATACTAAAGTCGCTGGTGTACGTGGTCTGACGTTTATAATCCTCCCGCAGATTCATCTCAAAGTTACGCTCACACCATGCCCCGTATGTGAATGGGTCGCGGATATTGCGCTGAATTAACTCGCCGCCAATAGCGTCATACTTGTGCGCTTTTACAAAGTCGCACATCTCCTCAACTCTCTGTTTGTAATCACTCTGTGTCATAATTAATCCTCCGTTTTAAATATGTCTAATTTCCAAAAAATCTCTTCCTCATCATCAAAGTTCTCATAGAACCAATCGTCTGACAAATTGTTGTCTGTTTCAAAATCATCTGCCAAATCTCTGATTCTGTCTACGATGGTGTTATTGGCCATACCAAGGTGACATCTGGATTTGCCCATAACATCTAAAGCCTTTTCAACTTCGTAGTATGGTATATCCCAATTCTCGTTGCAATACTTGATAAAGTCTTCCTTTTCCATAAGTTATTTATTCTCGTTAATCTTGTTGTTTATCCAACACAATGCGGTGTTGATGCCGTACAGATACTCCATAAACTCCTTGGTTGACTTTCTTTCGTCAAAACCAAAGTAAGAGCGAGTGCAACCACCGCTCGGCAATTTCTCATACATTGACCAGCCGCCATAGTGCGGGATGTAGTCGCATACAAAATTTCTCCCTGTTAGTTCGTTGAGGAACTTAACCCTATCCTCAACCTGTTTCTTTGTGTACCTCATAACTTTAATTTAATTAATGATTAATACTATTTCTTTCGCATTTCACGCACCCATTTGCGAGTCTCTTTCAAGAGATTATCCCAGTCAACTGCTGTGTGATTGATAGCGCGATGGTGTACCGACTGGTCGTTTCTTTTTTCTTGATAGACCATGCGAATATCCCAATCAGGTTCGTCAAGGTTATACAACTCAATCGGAGTAATGTCATTGAGTTTCTCGTCAAGAACCGAATAACAATGCAACTCCCAATCGCAATCTACCGCTGCGTCAAAGTTATACCCACAGCACTGATAATGAATATTTACAATTCTACTCATAATTTAATCTCCTATGTTTTATTTATATCAAATTCTTATTAAGTTTAAAATTTCCCAGTCTTTATTATATGTTTTTATGATGGCTTTAAGAAAGTCCATGTAATTTGTTTTGCGCCTCTTGTAGAAGAACCATCCCGTCATATCAAAGCCAAGTTCCGTCATTTTCAGAATATATTCGTCTTTGTTGTGGTCGATATATTTCCATTCAACTTTCTCAACGACTTCTATTTCGTGGGTTTGTCCGACAAACGTGTGTATAAATCTGTTATCTTCTTTAATCAGATTTACATCGTCAATAACCCATAGTTTTCTCCTCGCCGTAGAAACAACCTCGCCTACAACTGGTAATTTTGTCGAATCAAATTCACGGACACGTTCGTTTCCTGTGGCTTGATACCTTACGACACGTTCAGTACCAGCCTCATAAAAAAGGTCTTCATATTCCAACTCAACTGATTCAATTACCTGACCGTTCTCTGCATTTACAAATGTAATAAACGGACATCCGCATTCCTGTGGAGCATTGTAAATTGCAATAATCTTTTTCATAATCTTATTTTTTAATTAATACTAAATTCTGTTTATTGTTCGTGTCTTTTGAAAAACGTCCCTCGGCAGTCACGTCACGACCACCAAGGGACATACAAGTATTAATCAAAAAACACGCAAAATAGTGGGTGCAGCGGTCTCACTCCGCTTTGTCCGACTCGCTAGGTCGGTCAGCACCCCGTGGCCGTGTTGACAGTGAACACTATGCCGCACCAGCCTCAATGTACGAGTTGATTGTTGTTGCCAAACTATCAATGCTCGTTCCGTACCGAACAATATCCGATGTGCTCAACAATACACCCTTGATTCCAAATGTGTTCCTGATTTCCGTGCCAGACATAACCGAGCCATTATTTCTGAAATATTTGTCGCTTGCTCCGTGATGCCAGCGAAGAAAACACATACGACAGAATGCGCGGTTCGTAAGCGGAAATGCAATGTTCAGCAAGTTGAGCGGTGCGCGGCTATCCTTAATCTTAACAAAGAGTGCTGCGTAATTGTTGTTGCGCTCACAACCGCACATCGCGTATAGGTTACAACGAACGCCCGCACGCTCCGTTGCTGCAATCACATTCGCAATCTTTGCAGCAGCCTCGGCTAACTTATCAAGGTCTATACCATCCCAAATAGACGTATCGACATACACGTCGATGACTGGTTTCTTTGGATATTTCCTGTCAATTTTCAGCATAGTCTTTGGCACACCCCGCAAGAAATTTGGCACGCAAGGCACACAACCGACAACCGCACTTTCGAGGTTGGGTGCGCCCGTTCCACGTTTCTTTGCAATTATATTTCCCTCTGCCTTAATCTTTGCAGCCGCTTCCGCATCGCCATTTTCCAAAAAGTTTATTGACTCTGGAAGTGTCGCGCCACACCAAGATTTCTGACGCGACTCACTCCACTCTGATACACACTCCGATGTGCCTTTCCAGCATGCCCTCGGCTCTTTGTCGAGGGCTGCTGTAAATTCGGCTACTGAATTAAATCTTCCTATCGTTTCCATAACTCAATTACTTTACAAGTGACTTAAATGCCTTGTGGTACTTTGTAGTACCTTCGACTCTGTTTGCAATGATGCGGACATCCTGCTGTGACCAACCACCGCACAATCCGTATGTAAGACATTCCTTGTCTGACAACCCCATCTCCTGAAAAGCCTTGATAGCCTTGCTTGCGCGTGGACTTGCGGTGTACGTGAGGTCGGCAGCATCGAGAGCCTTGCGGACATCCTTCATAAATGCCACAAGTTCTTTGTCATCGCGAGCCATCTGCATATCCTGTTTGTCGGTGTAGTCGATTGCAACTGGCGTGTATCTATCGAGCGTAGACGCATCCAACTCAAATCTGGCGTGGTATTTCTTGTCACCACCCCAACCTGCCGTGTTGTCGGCTGCAATGATGTGGAAATCGGGGTGTGCTGTCAACATCCCGACCTTCGGGAAGTTGTACCAAAGGTTAGCAAGCATAGAGTTGAATGCCACCTGAACCTCTGCTGATGTCGTGGATGCCTCATCGAAGAGGAATATGCCACCCTCCTTGGCTGCCTTGTAGAACACCGTCTGAACCAACTCTCCCATAGCATCCGTATAGCCTTCCAACTCATATTTCTGCTGCAATGAACTAACGGAGTAGAACGGCAACCCAAGGTGGTCGGCAATCTGCTTGCACAATGTTGACTTACCTGAACCCGCTGGACCGAACAACCAAGGATAACGCCCAATGGCTCTATCGTTCACAACCATATTCAGAACCAGATTGAATAAAGGATGCAATGTTTCATCCTTTGCTTCCTTGACCGCCTTAATTTTGCGAGCCTTGACAGGGTCTGACTTTTCCAACTTGTCAAACTCGTCGCGGACAATCTTCCTGATTGCATCCTCATCAACGTCACCACCCTTGCTCTTCGTGCGAGCCTGACGCAATGCCTCTGCAATCGCCTTGGCGGTCTCATCTATATTGTCATCATCCTCTTGAGGTGCGGCCTCATCCTCGGTCTCTTTCTCGGCTTTTTCAACACCCTTCTTGGATGCCGTGCGACCCGCGCCCTTTGCTGGTGCCTTCGGTGCTTCTGGCATTGGCTCGCCATCGCCATCGCTCTCGCTCTCGGTAGACCCGCCATCGGTGCTCTCCGTACCACTAGAACCATTACCATCGCTCTTGGCATCGCTCTCGGTGTTTGCATCGGCATTTTCGTTGTTGCCGTTGCTGCTGCTTGACTTGTCACCCTTGTACTCATCATCTACAACCTCCACAGAGTAACCCTTCTTGATAAGCTTGGACATCACCCTCTTGAGCATATCGGCTGAGAAACTGATGCTACCGTCTACTCGAACGTCAATACCCGTTGCGTCGCTGACGAGGCTTGAATCCCCGTCGAACGTCACATAATCATTACCATCCCTGACGAGGAAAATGGTGTTGCCGTCGAATGATTTTGAATGCGTCCACACAACGCGAGCGGAGTCTGGTGCCTGCTGCGGGTGCGGCATATCACTCTTCGGTGCTTCCTGACGTGGTGCGCGTGCCTTGCGCTCCTGCTTACTCTCTCCTGCACCCTTGACGGGTACGATAAAGTTCCAACCATCCTCGGTGTCCAAGAGGTACTTCGTGTACGCACCAGCCTCCTCGTGGCCGATGACCTTGACGTGATACTTTTCGCACCACTTTACCTTGGGTTCTGACTTACTCAAATAATACGCTGTGCCATTACGGAACACACCATTACTGATTTCAACTCTCTCCTGTGTAGCGATGTTTGCTACGACTAACTTGTTTGCCATAATTCTAAATGTTTTTTAAATTAATACTTATTACTTATTGAACTCGATTTCACTGATGCTTATATCCGCAATATCGTCTTGCGGATACTGACTGTTTGAAAGGTTTACGCACGCATCCATTAACGCCTCGTCTACATTGTAACCCTCGCCTACCTGTGTAAAGGTCACACCTGTGACCAATAACACCTTAAAGAAATACTTTTTCATAACTCATTTGTTTTTTTTACTGATTAATACTTAACTTATAGATACAAGCGACGCAACCAAACATCGCGCCGCACAAAATTGTTCCTGCTAACATATTTACCCCTCCTGCATTAAAAGGTAAATACTCGCCATCAAATTGGCACGATAACACTCTGAATCCTCGACGCTGAATTTTTCGTCTGCTAAATAATACTCTTTCATTGCTTTGCTTTTGATTAATACTACTTTCCTGATTAAACTCGCTTTGCCTTGCATACGCACGTAATACGGCTACCATCAAAACGTCTTGTCGTTATCATTGTGCCGCAAGTACCTGCCTTTTCCTTTGAAAAACTATTCTTAGCACGTTTTGGCGTTCGTACACCCTTGCAAGATGCAAAAATACCATCCGTTCCAAGCCGTTCCAAGTCACGCATACATAATGCGTAATTGCTTAAACGCTGTCGGTTCGGGCGGTGTTGATAGTGGTCGTTCCCACCCTTTGCTGCAATTGCGCCCAATTCTGGGCAAAGTTGTGCCAAAGTTGCCATAGTTATATGCTTTTGATTAATACCGACACCCCACCGCCAAGCCGAGAAAGTGAGGTGTTTCGTCGCAATTTTCAGCGACTCATCGGGGTATCTTAAATCGTAGATTTACTTTTTGAGAGCCTTGAACCAACGGCTATCCTTACGGATAACCTTTGTCCATTCGGGTTTCTGAGCCGTTCCACAATTGATGTAACCTTCGGTTAAAGCCTCGGCTTTGGCGATTGCTTTAGCAACCCTTGCCGTCCATTTGCCGTATTCGGCACACTGAGCCAAACCATCGACAACTACATCCGTAGTTGGGGCAATGTGCTTTTTCTTGTCGAAGTTCTTGTCGGTTTCCGACAAGATAGTGCGCTTTTCGTAGACCGAAACTCTCGAATAGTCGCCACTCTCCTTGAGAGTGTAGAGGGTGTAGTCCTTGCCACCTACCTCTACGAGGTAAGCAACTGACTTGAACATCATCGGGTTGTTGTTCTCGTCAATAAGTCCAAAGGACTTACCAATGTTCTTGTCGAAGCAACCATACCAAGCCGTGAAGAAATCGGCTGCCTTAAGAGTTGCTAAACTCTTAACGTGAACACCGAGGACGTTCATTGCCTTAAGGCAAGCCTTACCCTGAGCATCGTTGATAGGCATTGTAAATGCCTTGGCGGTCTGGTTCCAAGTGTGGGCAACACTCTTAAGAGTGTTCTTGGCGTTCTTGACGGTGTTGTTCTTGCGTGTGTTGTTACTTTTACGTGTTGTCATAAAATGCGGCTTAACCGATGTTGCCGTAGGGCTGAAATGATTAATACTCAAAAAACTTGTTTTTTGTGGACTTTCGGGAGTCGAACCCGAATCCAATATCGAAGATATTGCGATGTCCGCCACCAACATCATTGCCGCGATTTTCAATACTCCGTATTGAAGTGCTATCCGTAGAAGCCCTTGCCCCAAATTCATCAATGCTACGCATTGCCAAGTATGCCGCGAATTTTGCCTTGGAGACTAATGCTACCTTGCATCAAACCAAAGGTTTGTCGGTATGTTCCTCCCGATTGGCTACTCTAAAGAGTAGTTGCTCAATCCAAGTCCGCTTTTACGCCAACCCTTTTGGGGTTGCATCTTTGTGAGGTTTCCCTTAAAGGGAAAAATGCTTGTGGCTACCTCACGATGCCTTACTACTACGTAGTAACTGGCGGCTCTCTCTCGATGCTTTGCATTTCCGTTTGACACCCCTTTTCCCCTAAAGGGGAAGTGTCGCACCGCTATCGGTTCGGTGGGTTGTTCAAAATTTCAAAGAAATTTGGGTTGGCTATTCCCGTAGGTTGCTATATCTTTGCCGTAGCGATTAGTGAACCATCAACATCTGACCGCTGTCGTTTGATGTTGACGATGCAAAGGTCGGAAATATCTGGCAAACTACAAATCATTTTAACAATTAATTTTTGTCTAAACAAGCAAAATCTTCGGAAAAGCCTTTAAATAAAGGAGTTTTAGGCAATCAAAAAGACTCTTTTTTATGTTAAATTCTAAATAATTTCGACTATAATGCTCTGAAACACCTTTAAACACTATACTTTCAAGCATTTCGTTAAAGTAAAAGTTTAAGGTATTATGATAAATAGATACCAAAAATAAGCGTTTTTAGTGAAAATATCTTTAGTAATCTTAATTTTTTTTGGAATAAATATACCGCATAAATATTCATTTTTGTATTAGTGTAATAGTAAGATAGTACACTTAAAATTGTAAAGAAAAAGTCAATTTAGACAATTTCTAAATATAGAATTTTCTAAATAAGTATATATCTATAATATACTCTTTAAATAGATTATTTATTTAGATTATTTCTAAATAAGATAGTACTTTAATTATCTGATAGTTTAACTAAAGTATAGTATAGAAATAGAATATAATTATAAATAAGGCTAAAATAAACTTTAATAAAAAGCCGTAAATAATTGAATATCAATAAGATACGATAGATAATAATACGTCAAAAATAGCAATAAATAACGAACGTTATATAAAAATATTTGAATATTACAAAATATTCGTAATTGTCTGAAAACCAATAAGGTACGCCAAAGTTATTTGACTGAAATGTAAAGAAATAGTCGGGGGAGGGGGTTAATTCGCGCCCCAATGACAGGGTGCAAACGCCCCTGTTTTCAAAAAAAGAAAATTTTAAAAATAAAAAATTTAAAACGCGAAAAAAGAAAAAACGAAAATCTGAAACCGAAAAAGAAAAAAAACGCGAGAAAAAAATCTGAAAAAGTGGGAAAATCAAGATTTAGTGTCTTGTGTGTTGGTGTATTATGTTGTTAGATTCGTTTTAAGGCACTTTTTAGGCTTTCTGGCGGGTTTTTACCTATTTACCTTATAACTTATCCACTTTGATGAAATTCGTGGCTTAGAACGGCTTAAAATGCGTTGTTGTTATTCTGGTATAAGAATTATTATGCTTTTGCGGTACGATAAAAAGGGTTATTGCGAAAGTTACGCGCGTGCGTATGTGTGTATATAATAAATATACTTATTTAATAAGGGTACTTTTCAATAAGTGTAGTGATTTAATTGCCTAAAAACTTGCATATTTCAATATTTTTTAGTACCTTTGCAATGTAGGATAGTCAGGGGTCATGACCTGATGATAAGGGTAAAGCCAATCGCCCTTCCTACATTTAACGAGGTTGGTAATTTTTGATTGGTATGAGAAGAACAAGAGAGCAGATTGTTGCAGAACAAGATGAAAGATTGTTATGGAACGGAAATAAGCGTAGGGAAGATTTTAGAAATCGCTACATTGAAAAGTTTAATGCTTTATATGGTGACAAATATGATTATCTTGATGCTGATTTTCACACACATAATGGTCTTATTAATGTATTGTGTCCAGAACATGGTTTGTTTAAAGTGACCATACAACAGCATTTGCATGGCAAGGAATGTCCGAATTGCAAGCCTTGGAGAAAGAATCAAGTAAAAACAGAAAAAACAAGACCAAATGGTGTTGTTTTAAAAGAATTGGCTTACAATCGTATCAGCACACCTATTGATGCAGAAAAGAAAAATGAATTGTATATATTAAAAAAGATGCATCCATATATTTCTTCTCGTTCGGAAGGAGAAATATTAATAGCAAGGTATTTAGACAAAAACGACATAAAATATTATCGTGAATGGAAATTGCCTAATGAATACCTGCTAAACCCCCGCAATTATATGCTTGTTGATTTTTATTTGCCAGACCACAATACGTTTATTGAATTTAACGGTGTTCAACATTTCAAGCCGATAGGTTGGTTTGGAGGTAATGATGTTTTTAAAATGCAACAAGAACGTGATTATGGGCTAAGATTGTATTGTAAGGAACATGGCATAAGGCTAATTGAAATTTCGTACAAAGATGTGGGAAAAATCGCGGAAATTTTGAAAACGAAAGTTAAAAACCTTAATAAGTAACCTTATTTAGTTAATTTATTTGTTTAATAAGTGTACTTATATATATCTTTGCACTAAGTTTAACGTAAAACAAAAGAATTTATTAAGTTATTATGACGAACAAAGTAAGTGATATTCCGCAGGAGCTGATGTCTAAGATGCGTCAGTCCTTTGAGGCCGAGCCGAAGATTCGCGAGTTGCGTGTCAACCAGCAGATGCTGATGCGTACTGGCAGGTACGATGCCGCGTTGGCTGTCGCACAGAATGTAGAGGTTCTGTTCAACCGTGTTGTCTTTGAGTATCTGGAGAACGCGGAGAACGAGGTTGAGAAGATAGACATAGCGACGATGGAGATGCCGACAGGTGACAAGGAGGACTTGATGCGTCATCTTCTTGTGTGTTTTATGTGTGCGGACATCATCAAGTCTTCGATACAGGATATGGACACGATTCTGCACCGCTACGACAAGACGATGTACATGGAAATGTTCAACGATATGCGTCAGGTGATGGATATGGCCGAGCAGAAGCTGAGTTACTTGCAGCAGAACAGCGGCTACCTGAAAGACCTTGTATGGGGTGAGAAGTGCGACAATATGTACGATATAATGGTCAGCAAGGCTGGTTCTATTATGCGCAAGATGAAAGATGACCCGAACTGGGGTAAGAATACGGAAAAGTTCAATGAAAAGAAATAGAGCCTTTCTAAGCGCGTTAAAAGTCCTTTGTGGTAACTTATACCGCTTTGGCATTGAAATGCGCCCTATGGGCTTAAAAAGTGGCAAAAACAACGTTTAACGATAAACAATAGGATTATGATTAACAGAGAGTACGAGAGAATTGCCCCTTGGAAGAAGGAGCTGTCTATGAAAATTGGGCTTTACGGCCTTAGTGACTTACGCAAGCTCGCCCCTATCGGGGATTTGGGCTACGAGAACGGCTGGTACTGGGACTATATGGGTCGCAAGGGATGGTTCTACGGCGATATGGAGAAAGCGGTTATGCGCGCTTTCCATGAGCAGGGCTTCAAGTTCGACAAAGGGTGGAGTACGGGCTACCTAAAGACCGACCACCACAGCTTATGCACGGAGTTAGGTTTGTCTTACAGTGTTGACAGCGGTGACTGATATGCGTATTGTCAAGAAAGTGGGCTTTGGCGGCTAGGATGGTGAGTCGTGGACGAGTTATCTTGTCTTTGGCAGGTTCTGGGTTCACGTCAACCGTCGCCGCCGTTGGCCTTTCGTTAGTTTCAAGGAAATACCGTTTTAAAAATTAAATATTATAGTTATGGATATTACAGGTACAGTAGTTACAGTCTTGCCCGAACAGCGTTTCAACGGCAAGAATGGTGAGGTGGTAAAGAATCAGTTTGTCATCGAGCACGGCGGTCAGTACAAGAAGAAAGCCGTCTTTAGTGTTCTTGGCGAGGACAAGTGGAAACAGATGAATGTTGTGCAGGATGCGGATGTGCAGGTGTCATTTGACGTTGATGCCCGCGAGTGGAATGGCAAGTGGTTTGGCGAACTGATGGCGTGGCGCGTGCAGAATATCAGCGGCCAGCAGCAGGCATCCGCAAGTGCAAGTCAAACACCTGCACCGCAGGCACAGATTCCGCAGGACGGCTCACATGTGGACGATGAGAACCTGCCTTTTTGAATATTGGGTGAACAGACTAAAGTCTTTAGGATATGTCGAAACAACGTAACGAAACGCTTCAAGCCCTGTGCCGCGACTATCTGTTGCGGTTGCGGTACATGGCAAAGAAGCACGGCATTGACGTGGATTCTATCATTCGTGCCAACAGGCGCAGCGAGTGCGAAGCCACGCAGAAAGAGGTAGAGATGCTTGCACGTTGTGTTGACGATGAGCGCATTTCACGCACGGACATACCGAAGCTGCTTGGTGAATCATACCGTCAGAGCGAAAGCAGCGGTGTGTTCGACAGGATAAAGAAACTGCGTCGCGTCGGTATCTATTCAAAGGTTAGTGCATTGATTTACAAAAACAGAAGAAAATAGTTATGGAATATACAAAAGAACATCCGTTAAGAGTTGTGACTCTTTGTTCTGGCTATGATAGCCAGTGTCTTGCACTTGAGCGTCTAAAGGCTTATTATCAAGATTTTGATTATGAGCTTATCGCTTGGTCAGAGTTTGACCCAGAAAGCACAACGCCGCTTGAAAAGCAGCCTGCCGTAGTTGCACACAATGCATTGTTTCCGCAGTGGGCTGACAGGAATTTGGGTGATATGACAAAGATTGACTGGACCAAAGTTGATGATTTTGATTTGTTGTTCTATTCGACTCCCTGTCAGAGCATTTCGTCAGCAGGCTTGCAGCACGGATTTGTGGAGGGTAGCGGCACAAGGTCAAGTATTATCTGGAACGTGCGTGATGCCGTCAAGGAGAAACGGCCTAAATTTCTTTGTCTTGAAAACGTGAAAGCGATGGTCAGCGGCAAGTTCGTGGGGATGTTCAATCTTTGGCAGAACGAGTTGGAAAGGCTTGGTTACGCAAACTTTGCACAGGTGTTGAATAGTAAGGATTATGGTGTTCCTCAGAACCGTGAAAGGATTTTCTTGGTCTCCATCCGCATAGATGATGAGTCGCCAAAATACAATTTCCCGAAACCATTCCCGCTTGAAAGGAAACTGAAAGATGTGCTTGAGGACAGTGTTGATGAGAAATACTATTTGTCTGATGAGCGTGTGGAAGGGTTGTTGAATAGCACACAAAAGGAGTCCGAGCGCGGCAACGGTTTTGCTTTTAGTCCTACCGATGGCAATGGCGATGCTCATGCCATAAAGACGCAGGATGGTAGTCGTAAAACCGATAATTTCCTGTTTGATGATTATGAGTAAGGTGAAAGTTCCGCTTAACACTGATGTTGATGGTTGCTGTATGACTATCAAGACAAGTTATAGTCGTATGACATACGCGAATTTCCTTGGTCACCAGCACGACGGTTATGCCGCAACTGCTATTTGTGAGTATGAAAGCGAATAAGGCAACTGGCGGCAAGAGGCTTGCATCAATGGTGTCCAAGATAGATAGGGCTTACCTTTGGATTGACACATACAATCAAAGGGTAGATGATATTGCTGGCACAATCAAGGCTCGTATTGACGGAAACTGTATGTACTATGTAAGTGTTGAGAAATGAAAGATATGGATTGTTTCGGTCTAAGCCGTAGTAGAGACCACAAAGGCGTTATAGTTAAAAGGAGTCTTGTTCCTTACACGAACTGTATTCACACAATGGTCGGTAGTGGCTGGAAAACAATGGAGGTTTTAGTGGTTGAGGTTTATGAAGAAAGTAATGTTTTATAACATAGATTCTGATGAATGTGCGAAAGCCATTCTCTCTGGCTGCTACAAGTTTGGTGTTGCCACGTTGCTGCGACCAGATGGTGCTACGATGACAAGCGTAATTGAGGTAGAGGATGAAAATAATATCGTGTGCAATGAGAAGTAGGTCGAGTGGCGACTGGCATTCATCCGAACACAGGCAGATACTTGAACTCGGAACGGACATATCCAATTCGGTCACAAGTGTTCAGAAAGACAGTTTAATATGCGAGATTTATGATTAGTTACATTATGCCAAACCCTCAAAAAAAATTTGGAGAATGGAGGTTGGATGCTAATATAGCACCATCTATACTATCCACAGATTACAAGTCTCCACCAATAATAGTAGAGTGTTATGAATAATAACGAGTGTAAAATAAAAATAGTAGGCTATTACATTAAGCCGAATAGGCATAGACCAGCAAAAGGAGTCGTTTATAACGCAAGCGGTATTTCGCCATGCGTTACGGATTATTCCCTTGGTGGCAATCTTGTGCCTACGATTATAGTAGATGACCATTTAAAAAGCAAAACAAATATGGAACAGACAAAAAGTAGTAAAATCGAGTTGCCAGAAGAATTGAAAGGCAAAAAGTTCAGAATCAGGAAACTTACTCCAAGAGAGTGTTTTCGTCTAATGGGTGTTAATGATGCGGACATTGACAAGATGCAGGCTGCGGGCATTTCAAATAGCGGTCTTTATAAACTGGCTGGAAATAGTATTGTCGCTGGAGGTAACTATGTTGATTACAATGGAAACGTAGATGGTGTACTATTTAATCTCTTCCGCAAGATGTTTATCGAAACGGGAGTTGAGAAAAGCGAGGAGCCTCAACAATTAACATTGTTTTAATTAAATAACTCTAAAATATTTTGAACTATGGTATATATGTAGTATCTTTGCACAAGAAAATTGCACCACGCATCGCCAGCGACAATAGATGCGGAAGTGATTAGGATATTAACGTTAAACAACTTGTTTGAAAACGGATGGTACAAAGTTGGAGTCGCTGCCGATAGAGTATCATCCGTTTGACTTAAAAATCAGCGACAATTATGCTACAAGCGAAAACAGAAGAACAAAAAGCTCGGATTAAAGAAATCTTTGGCCATACGTCGGTATGGGAAGGTGATTCTGGCGACGGCATCCATATTGACGATTGGGTTTCCTATGACGAAATGGCAGAGATAGTAGACTACCTACGTTCGGTCAACAAGCCGAAGAAAAGTGAACTGGACATGTCTATCGTTGCGACTGAAATGCGTGAGGTCGTAGATACATGGCTTGCTTACAAGAAAGAGAAAGGACAGTCGTATAAACCGACGGGATTTAAGACATTCTACAAGAAACTTTGTGAACTTAGCGGGAAAAACCCGCATATAGCGATGGCAATAATAGAACAGTCAATGCAGAACAACTACGCAGGATTATTCCCACTTAGAAACAATAATAACAACGTGAATTATGGAAGAGAAACAATCACCGACAAGATTAGGAGAAGCGTTGAAGAAGCAAACGTCTTTAGTCAGCAACTCACAGAACGAATTGGCAGTCAGCAGCAAGCCGACGTTTGTAACGGAGATAACGACGAGGTATGGTAGCTTTGTGCAACTTAGCAACAAGTTCTCCTATGCAAACAAGAATACGTTCGTGCAAGATGCTACGGCTTGTTTCCGCAGGGACAGTCCTACGTTCGTGCGGATAGACATCACATACGGCAGAGGCTCTTCCGCAAACTGGATATACAACATATTACAGGGTATGTTCATATTCCTTGGCGTGACGAACGACAAGTTCAGCAAGGAGCAGGTCTACAATCTCGCATGCAGCATCTATGCAAACTATAAGACGCTGAAAGTTGTTGAGTTCCTTCTGTTCGTTACACGCTTTGAGGGCGGCAGGTACGGAAAGTTCTACGGAGATACATCGTATGCCCTTACAGTCACGGATGCGCTGAACAGATTTATGGTCGAGCGGGAACACTACTATGCTGACATTGAGCGTGCGCGTGCCGAAAAGAAGATTGAGGAAAGCAAGAAGGATACAATCACTTTTGAGGAATACAGGCGTATGAAAGAAGAAAGCGGAGAGCACGTTTCAAGTATGCTTGATGAACTTTACGGCAATGGATAAGGAAGAATACAACAGACTGCTAAAGGACTGGCGGTGGAAAGAACGCCGTAGAGAAATCCTTGAAAGGGATGATTATACGTGTCAAGAATGTTACGCCGACAGAAACGACGGTGTTGTATTAAACGTACACCACAGGTATTATATAGACGGTAATATGCCTTGGGAATACCCAGACGAAGCATTGGTTACTTTGTGCGAAGATTGCCATAGAAAAGAACATAAATATAACGAAATTGATGTTTATTAATATAATAATCATTAAACGATTTGGAATATTTAAATAAAACTTATAATTTTGCAAAACAATTTTTTATTAATTAAATTTTTAGCGTTATGAAAACAAAAGAAAAGGAAATTCAGAAAAAGATTAAGGAACTTTGCGAGTTGATGGACGAAGACGAAAAGTTCTTTTTCTTCCGAAAGAAAGGAAATGCAGTGAATATAGCATTGCCAAGTGCAAGTGAGAGAAACGACGATAGGGTTTCAGCCGCATTGTCTTCCGTTATCGAAGCCTACTTTCTTGACAAAGGTGACGAAGGTGTTGACAGGCTTTCTGAAATCATTGTCAATTCTATCGAAGCACTTATCGGAATATCGCCTTTGGCTGGCGCAAAGCTTACGTCGCGGTTCGCAAAGGCTGCGTTGCTTGGTATGAAAATGACATTGGATAGGATTAAGGACTTGGATGAAGATGATGATGACGAAGAGGGTGTCGAGGATTGCGAAAACTGCGAGTTTATGAGAACATGCGAAAACGAAGATGCAGTCAAGTACCGCAAGACGCATGGCATACCAAAGCCCAAAAAGAGAGCCAAGAAAGACAAGTGTAACGAAGATTTAAACTGATTTTCAGTATGGAAAAACAGAAACTCTTTATCAAACTTCCAAATGGCAGGTATCAGGCTTATCGAGAGCCTGAGCCTCCTTTTGACAATGTACTATACAGGAAAGTGCTGCACGGAAAGAAAATCGTGTATGAGCCACAATCCATGTGTATAGACAAAGATTTGGATGAGGGCGTTTGGGTGGTTGTTAAGCACTTGTACGGCAAGTCATATTCAACTGGAAAATATCTCTATGACTGCTTTATGTGCTTAAAGGCAAGTGATATTCAGGACGTTCAGTTGTCAAAACTTGGCGGGATGGATAAACTTGCCGACTATCTTAGTCATAATTGGGATAAACTGCCAAAAAACAAGTCGCAATACGACCTGTGTCGCGCAATAGTCGGATTACTGTTTAACTACGAAAAAGAAAAAGACAAGAAATGACAATGGAACTTACAGAAATAGAAGACGAGATGGGAAATGTCTACAAGCAACAGACTGGAGGTAGCCACTACCAGAATTTGAAAATAACACCAATTGAGTATGCGATGGAAAACAAGCTTGACGCATGCCAGTTCTCGGTTGTCAAGTACATAACGCGTTTCCGTGACAAGAACGGACTTGAAGACCTTATGAAAGCAAAGGACTTTATAGATATGTTAATCGCATCTGAATATTGTAATCAAAAATAAAGCCTTGTGAGCGCATTTCTTTTTGTTTGTGGCTAACTATACCACAAGTGTAGTAAAATGCGCTTAGAACGGCTAAAAAACGGCTTAAAATGGAAATTATGGATAAAAGGGAGATGGAAGAGGCACAAAAGATGATAATGCCGAACAAATTGTGCATACACTGCATTCACAAGAAAAGGCAAAAGCGAAAGTATAAATCGCAGATATACTGCGAAATGCAGCCGTCGCCGTATAGTGACAGCGGGTTCAAGACAATCAAGGCGCACGACTATGCGTGCGGATTATATAAACAGAAAGAATAAATGATATGAATAATTTGTTATTTTTTATTATAACTAATGGATATAGTGTAGAACGTTGGCACAATATGTCTATGTTTCCAAAACTTAGTATAATGCTTTGCTGTGTGTGCATTTATATTGCATTAATGTCTGTTATTATTGACATGTATCGCACAAATTGTAGTATATCTGAAAAAATAACGGAAATATGTCTTGGTATGTGTTTTTCTATTTTTGCATTATATCTTTTAGTAAATTCTATTATTTATTGGTGATTATGGCAGATTTTACTGTACTCGGACACATAAGCAACATAAAGTTCCTTCAAGACAGCATTCTTGTTATTGTGGATGAGAACAAGAACGGATACACGAAACCGAACGGAGAAAAGGTAGAGCCGAAAGTGCTTACTTGGAAATGCATCTTTAGCGGCAACGCAAGCAAACGTGACTATGTGAGCAAGTATTTCAACCAAGGAATGCTTGTGCAGGTAAAAGGAGAGATTGTCCCGTATGCGGTTGAACACGGACAGTTGATAGAAGGGTATTCGGTTTTCATCCAGACACTGAATCGGGCGAGTTACCCGACAACAACAATTAAACAGGAAAGGAGACTAATCAAGGATAGCCAGTTGAACAGCACGGAAAGACCAGACTTGGAGACATACAACCAACCAGACTTTTAGAATGTAACGTTACAACAAAATATGTATAACTTTTAATTTGTGTAAATCATGACGCAGGAAGAGAAAATAAAGGATTTGGAACAACGTTTGGCTATGATGGAAGCAGACAATAGTGCATTGGCGGTTGACATTGAACACTACAAGAAAGTTGCAGCAGGGCTTAAAGGGCGCAACAAACAGCTTGCCGAACGAATCGAACATTACAAACAGCTCGACTTGGAAGGCGACGGACTATATGAGGAAACTCTTGCAATGCTTGAAGAGAAAGAGAAAATTATTGCTAGCTTGCAGTCACAGGTATGCAGGCTTACGGTTGAAAACAAGAAACTCAAAGTGAGCATAGAAGGAAAGGAACGCCTGATAGAAGAGCTTGAACTTGCAACAATCAAGCTACACGCGCCTTGGTGGAAAAGGATTTTTATGTAGTAACAACAGACCTTGCCATTAAAAAAGAAGCCACTATCCATCACGGACGGTGGCTTATCCTTTTCTAACGCCTTAGAAACATCTTTTTACCTTAAAAACAATTCATAACCAAACAACTCATAGACAATCATAAAATTAAAGTGTTAAGCATTACTTGGTGATGTTAGCGTATGAAGCGTGATTGTTCCCATAATATACGAATTTCTTCCGCGATGCAGCTTCTGTATCGTAGGCTTGTACGATTTCAGACATACTACATGGGCATATTTGTTCACGTAAGCGGATTTCAGGTAGAAATCCCCCTGCTTGCACATATAGCTGATGAATGCGTCGTGTACCGTCTGTGTGTCGCTAGCACCGTATCTTTCACCAACGACGAACGTTACCGATATATCAACGTTTGCGCGAACGATTGAGCCGCCAGCAAGAAAATAGTCCTCCGTCTGACTGTTTATCCATTTTGCGGTGTACACGTTCTGTGCTTCGCCAAGTTCGTTGTACCCGTCAACCGCGAGGATTTTAACGCCAGCAAACTTTGTCGTTATATCCTCCCAACTGCTAGCGTTCCTGCTAACAAAGTATTTGTTCCTTAATTCCTGTGCCATAATCCTATAATCTTAGTTCTTTGTCGAAAATCTTTACGTTCCCAAGGCAGTATTTTCCAAGTTCCACCTTTGCGTCTTTTGAATACCTGTAAACAACCACATCGCTGCTTTCGTCCAAGTCCTCTATCGTAATAACACTCCTGTCGAAAAGCTTTATGTTCGCGGAATTGAACCCTTCACATACAAGATGCACGTTGCTGCGGTTGCTTATGTATATTGTCGGGCATTTGGTCTGCGGGACAACAACGTTCGCTCCGACAGTCCACATGATGCTTGAAATATCCGTCGATATGTTCAGGTCGTTCTCGTAGTCCCAGTCAACATAAAGCGAATACGTATATCCTTTCACGTCATCACAGTCGTTGAACACAACACCGTTGATGTAGTCCTTGAAATACTCCTTGACATATTCTTTGGTAATACCGATGCCCTTGTACGCGTGCGTAACAACGTAAGGTATCGACTGTTGGCAAAGCGAAAGCTTTATAAGCATGCTCTTGTCATCACCGCACTTTCTCCAATGCGACTTATAGTCGGCGCATAGCGGTGCTGTTATCGCACCGCTTAATGCCGCCTTGTAAAAATCGAATATTCCCTTATCCATATTGCAAAGATAGTAACTTTTTTGTTTGTAACCAAATATTTTATGCCATTTCAACGCGAACCGCAAGTCCGTTAGGACTACTCCATCCTTCAAGAATTGACTGTATCGCCATCTGTACTTGGAACGACTGCTGCAACTGTAGAAGCATCTGTCCCTGTACGCCAAGCTGTATGTCCGCATCGCCTCCAATAAGAATGTCGCGTATCTGCGTGAGGATGTCCGACTGGTAGTAGACCTGCTGCGAAACACCGTTCATGTAAGCCTCCAACGCGCCTGCGGTATCTTCGGTTATACCCTGAATACCTTGTTTTAGGGAAGATAGTTTTTCTTTGTCTTTTTCGCTCCCAAATTCGATGCCAAAAAGTTCCATATACTCTTTAAATTCGTTTTGGACATCACTACGCCAACTAGCAGACGTATCCCTTATGCTTTGAATGTCTTCTGGTCGAGGTCTTGCAGCATCAGAATATGCTTTTGCGTATTTTTCTTTCGCTTCCTCGTAAGATTTTTTAACACGCTCAATAACATCGTCTGAAACATAAAGGTCTCTGTCTTGTGCAAACGCCATAATAGCTTCATAGGCAACGTAAGCTTTATCCATTGCAGTCTTTGCATCCAGCACATTCTCGTCGAGCGATGCCCTTAATTCGGCTCGTTCTGATATATCTTTTAGCATTTCTTCAATTCTATCACCTATAAGTTTGCTAACTATAGATTTGGAGACCATGCTGTCTATCATTTCATTAAACGAATCCTTGTAAGCGTCCATATATTTCTCGCCTTTTTTGAAAGCGTCAATCATACTGTCAACAAGATTTTCAGCCCAATCTTGAGAATCTGAAATGTCTACAAGTTCTTTTGCTACATTTTTTGCAGCATTGGAAACTTCTCGCTCTAATTCATCAACCTTATCCTCAAGATTTGAGATTTTTTCAAAATCTTTGTCTTTGTTATCTCTTGACCTTTCAAGTGTAAGCTGCCTTTTAACATCATCAAGTTCCAATTGTTTGTTAGTTAATTGCAGCTTCTTTAATCCAATGTCGTCAGCACCATACGAGTCTTCTATTGCTCTTTTTAATTTATTGTATGATACTGCAAGCCTGTCAATTTGACGTTGGATTTGTGTTACCTGCTTGTTAATTGCTTCATTTGACGCCTCTGAAGCCCATCTGATAATACTACTTGCAGCCCCAGCTATACCACCGATTATAGCACCATACGCTCCACCAACTTGAGCACCAGTAGAAGCACCCTTTCCAGCACTTTCTATAACAGAAAACAATCTGTCAACATCACTAGTGTCAACACCGCTTATGGATTTTGCAAGGTCGTCAAAAACACTGATTGCAGATTTTACAGCGTTTACTGTTTCATATATACTTCCAACCCAAGCAGTTGCGTCAACCTTTCCAAACTTCTCGCGCTCTTCGTTAAGCTTTTTTAATTTATCTCTCGCTTCTTTAAGTTTTGACTGCGTTTTTTCATCTGCAATTCCGTTCGCTATATTTAAAGCTTCAATTTTTGAAAGTTGCTCTATTTCATTTTTTGTTTTTTCTATTTCTTCGTCAAACAACTCCATTTTTTCTTTCGCTCTATCAAGCATATTGCCGATATATCCGAAAGGATTGTCTTTTCTTTGCTCTTTGTATAGGTTTCTTAACGCCTTGTTGATTTTAATTATTTGATTCCCGTCTAACCCTTTTGCAGTCTTTTTATAACTTTCTATTTCAGATATAAGCATTGAAATTGCACTCTTTGACATATTCGCAAGTTCTCCAGTGGCAATAATCCATTCTGGAGATTTCTGGAAAGCTTCAAAGTTCTCCTTTGCTATGCCTTGTTCTTGACTGTTATCAATGGCGGTTACAATGTTTAGTTTTGCATTATCATCGCCAGCAATGTTTTTGACAAGATTTTGCAGTTGCTCTATAAGTTTCTGTTTCTCCTGTGGGTCGGTAGCCGCAAGAATCTGTGTCTGTAAGTTCAAAGCCAAAGATTTCTCGTCTTCGTTTCTTCCAAATTGCTGCGCAAATGTCACACGCTCCTTAACGGCGTCATTCTGGATTTTGCTTATCTTTGTTTCATACTCCGCATACTTTTCAAGCAGCTTGTCCCAGTCTTTAATCCTTTCCTCCGTTTCCTTTCTTTGGAATCCTCTTGCAGCTTCAACAGCTTTTTTTACAAGTTCAAGTTGCGCATCTGTAAATGTTTTGTTTTCTTCAAATGCACGCAAATAATCATCCGTGATGTCAAGCACATTTGGAAGTTCTGTCTTTGCACCCAATTCGCTAAGTTTGCTATTCAGTATCTTTGATGCGCGTTCTGCATACTCGCTTGCCGTTCTTGGCAAATCGTTCACGTCAATACCCATCCAGTCGGCAAACATATTACCCAACTCTGGGTCTGCATCTAAAGATACCGCCAGCTCATACTCGTCCTTTAGGCGGTCGAGTTCGTTGTTCAAACCCTTGGTAATCTTGGTGAGGTCATAAGCATCAGCATCAACATCAACCTCGCTATATTTGACTTCAAGTTCTTTAATCTCTTCTGGCTTGATGTTTTTGGCAATTTTGGCAGAGTCCAATTGTAACTTTAACATGTCCAAAAGCGCATGCGGATTGTCCGTACCAGCAAATTTGGATATATCAAAAAGCGGTATGTTATTCTTTCCAAGTATAGAGTTGATGCGTGCAATAGAATTTCCAAATTGGTTTGTTATCTTTGTTAAGGCATCACCACTATTTGCGCCAGCATCGACAAGTTTTTTGTATTGGCTGCGCACCCTATCAATAAGTTGCAATTCGTCTTTTAGTGCTTTTGTCAATTCGCTTTCAGCAGCCTTTTGAGCCTTGCTTGCGGCAGTATTTTCTTTCTTTGACTCACCACCTTTTTCAACGGCTTTGTTATAATCCTTCTGTGCCTGTGTACGCTCTTTAAGTGCTTCCGTGAGTTCTCTGTCATCTTGACTAACACGGCTTAAATCAACAGCACCTGTTTCAGCACCCTCAACCTCCTTTGCGCCTTTCTTTCTTAGTTGACTAATGCGCTTGTCAAGACGCTGCATTGTCTTCCAAGCATCATCAGCCGCTTTATCGTATTCTTCAAGCTGCTTGTAGACCGACTTTCCATCCTCCGTGCTAATAGTCATCTTGATAAACACGCTCCAAGTGTTAGCATCGTTTATCCAATTTTTTAATCGGTTGAAAACACTATCTGTTGCAAGGTTGTGCGATTTCTCGTATCTATTAGCCCAATCGTGAACTCTTTTTTGCCACTCTTCGGACTGGAAGTCCATAGCTTTCTTGCCGTGGTCTGTCATGGAATTGTACGCAGCCGTGAGTTCGCTTATGTGACGTTCCTTAATGTATTTTGTGAAATCGTTCCAGTAAGCACGGTTTTCACCGTTGAACTTGTCAAAATCGCGCTTTTGTTGCTCAAGCGTTTCCAAGTTCTTCTGTATCTGCTGCTTTGATATTTCATCAGATGCTGTTGCGAGTGCGTTCTTTTCGTCGGCAATGCGGATTTCAAGTGCTTCTTTTGCAGCTTTAGCACGGGCAACCTCAACCTCTCGTTGTAGCGTAAATGCTGTTTGCGGGTCAAGATTACTTTGAGTTGCAAGTCTGTCCGTAACTTGCTTAAACACCTCATCAATCTTTCCAGTATCACCAGACCATCCGTTAAGGTTGATAAAGTCGATAACAGAATCGGTTGTGACTTTAAGGTCTTTGCGGAATCGTTCAAGCGCAGTTGCATAGTCTTTGTCAATAACCTTTGTGAATTTATCATTGGGGTCTTGACCTGCATCTTGAAGTCTTTGTATTTCTTTTTGTAAGTCTTTTACATTGCCAATCAATCCATCTGCGCCTTGCCAAGCATTCCACCAAGCAGCCCAACTTTGCGTCACCTTGATGCCGTCCTCTCCAATTTCCTTTAGTGCTGCTGAAACTGTCTGAATGTCGTCAAGTATTTGGAATCCCTGTCTTAGTCTCTCGCTGACATTTTCGATAGAAAGTAGTTTGCTAATGTATTCATCGCTTGCGTGCGAAGATAATTCAATCTGCTCACGCATAGCCTCCCACACTTTTTTTGCCTCCGATGCAGAAATGTCTTGTCCTACAGTCTGGTTTGCATAAGCGGTTGCAGCCGCCTTTCCTGTTGATGGGTCGTATATATTCCCAATAGCCGTTTTTTGCGTAGTGTAAAGGCTGTCACGAACATTTTTGTATTGCTCTGCAAATTTCTTTAAGTCCTCGTATGTAGTTTTCGCGCCATCACGCAAAGATTTGTTAAACTCTTTAGTTGCTCTATCTGCATTGATAAAAGCGTCTCCTATCTCTGTTACAAGCAGAGCAGCCATTGTAAACCATGCCAACGGAGAACGAACAAGGGACATAAATGCGCTTCCAAGCGTTCTTACTGTAGCAGCAAGACGTGTGCCAAGTAACGAATTGAGCGTCATGTATTTGTTAAGAGAACCAAAGCCTATACCTGCCGCATGAGCACAGACACCCAAGAATTGCAGGGCTTTTGCAACACCAAACACAAGAGCAACTTCGTTTAGCGCGCCATAAAGATTTTTCCATTGCAAGAATAAACTTCTTAAAGCACCGATACTCCAAGTAAGAACCCCTTGCGTTTCTTTACCCATATCATTAAGCATATTGTTCCATGCCAACGTAAGGTTTGCAAGACGAACTTTAAGAGTGTCGGCCATTTTTGCTTGGAAATCAAAGAACTTGCCACCTTCATCAGTCATCTTTGTAATAACAGACATGACAGAATTATAGTCAATGGCTTTCTTTTTCATGCGGTCATATACGTCGGCTGTACTAACCATCTTTCCCTCTAGCTCCGTGTAATAGTCGGAAAGTTGCTTTACAAGCGGAATACCAGCATTTGCAAACATACGCGCATCACGACTATTTAGGTAGCCATAAGCCTTAATCTGTCCAAGTGCGTAAGTTAAACGTTCCATTGGAACGCCAACGGCAGATGCCATATCTGCCAATCGCCTTGTTGTATCTACAACGTCCTTTGCGGCAATATCGTATGCCGTTAATTGTTTTGCAGCATTTGACAATTCAATAAGTGTGTATGGCGACACAAGAGCCATCTGTGACAACTCATTGAATATTTGCGTTCCACGTTCTGCGCTATTGATAAGAATACCAAGCGCACGTTCGTTCATTTCATATTGCGAACGAACCTCAATAAGGTTCTTGATGAAGGCTGTTGACGCGCCAACGGTAAAGTAGAACGCAAGACGGTTCTTCATGTAGTTCCAAGAACGGCCGAGCGCATTGTTTGAACCAATCATTTGTTGATTCTTCTGCATCACATCGTCCATCTTCTTTTTAAGACGGTCGTATTCTGCATTTACAGTAGAAATTTCTTTCTTTTGTGTTTCAACGTTTAAACCGCTACGTAAAGATGATAGTCTTTGCATCTTATATGCAATATCATCAAGCGTCTTTTCAGACAATCCTCCTTTGCCGTTTATACCAATAATAGACTCTAATGACACTGGTCTTGCGGCTTGTGAACGTATTTTCTGCATAGCGCGTTCGACCTCATGCATAGAAGCAACAAGCGTCTTACCTTGGTCGCTATTCCTATCAGACTTTCCAAGCGTATCGTAAGCCTGTTTTAGCTGTTTTAGTGTAGATGCCAACTTATTGTAAGAATCCTTTTCAGCATCAGCCATCTTTACTTGTTGCTCCTGTATTCCAAGAACAGATGCAATGGACTGACGTAGGCTGTCGTAGCTTTGGAACGGCGTAGTACCACCAGAACGAATGCCGCTTGCTCGTTTGTTTATTTCTTCGTTGACTTTTTTCTGGTCTTGATAAATCTTTTTTAATTCCTCACCAGTAAGACGGGTAGCTTGTGCAACTTTTTCTTCTTCGGCAGCTTGCTGTAGCATTGAGGATTGTTCGCTTTTATGAAGCTGCAAAAGCTGTTCTTCTAGTGCAATACGGCTTTTTAGAGGTGTTGTATCTTTTTCTAGGTTATATACGCTTACTCCATTAACAACTGCGTAACCCTTTTCTTTCCATTGTGCGCTTTCCCTAATCGCTTGCGCTTGCTTGCGAATTTCTTCTGTGTATCTTTGCGCGGATTGTGTAGCGGTGCTATATGATGTTGATTGATTTTGCAATTCTGACTGTCCCTTTTTAAATTGCTCGTTCAGTTGAGCAAGTTCAGGATTTACTTTTTGCAGACTATTTACATAGTTTTGAATTGTATGGCCTTGCGGTGCAATAACATCACCCATCTGCTGAATGGCGTTTTGCAATCCTCTAATCTGCGGTATAAGCGTGCGAACCTCGTCGCCATATTTATGCACACCTTCGGTTGCAAACTGATATAATCCCTTATCACCAGTTTTTGTTGCACTTGATGCCATAGCAACAAACGAAGAGTATTGTTGACGGGCTTCACGTAGCCGTTCACGCAATAAGTCAAGTTGTATATTCATTGTTTGCAATGTATCCGCATTGCGTATGCTACCAGCATCTCCAGTACGGACAGATACCTGACTTGCTTTTCTTATCGCAGCGGCCTGTTGGTCGAGTGTTGTGTTATATTCTTTTGCAATTTGATTGTTACGCTGAATAACCTCGCCTTCTTGCGAGAAAAGTTTTGCACGTCTTGAACTACCACCGTCAGCAGTGCCTCCAGAATCAATTTTGATATTACCAAGGTTCTTGATGGCTTTCTCCATACGACCAACCTCAGACGTAAAGTTGTCTGCCATAACCTTTGTTTTTTCGGCTACCATCGACACAAGCTTATTGATAGACTGCTCAAGTTGAGAACTATCAAGACTCGCAGCTATAATTGTTGCACTATCTGCCATACTTATTTAGAGTTAAAATTGTTATTCTTTCTTCTTTTTCTTCTTGCCTTTGTTGACGGGGATTTCCATTTCCTCGCCAGCTTTCAGCTGCTTTGTATTTCCGAGACCACCCATGAACTTTTCAAGTTGCTTCTGTGCCTCGTATGCGTCCTTATATCCGTTCCAAGCCTTCTTGTCTGTGCCCTTCAAATACTTGGTGTGCGTGTTGTCAACGGCCATAAACTGAATCTGTGCAATGCTCAGACGATACAGATAGTCGTCTAATCGGTATTGGGTGAAGGCTCGGAGGAAGTCGCTTGCGTCTGCAATGACAGTGCTTCCATAAACAGTGATGCTGTCTCCTCCGATTTCTTCTTCCGCATCAGAAGTGAATCCGTAAGCGTACTCACCGATTTTTTGAGTAAAAAAAAACCACTCAAGTCGATTGACTTTATCGCACCTAGAACTACCGCAGCCCACTGGTTCGTGTCAAACGTACTGTTCATTACCTTTGCCTTCATCATAGCCACCATCTTGTCGTTTCTTGACATAACATCCTCAACATCATCGTAAGAACGTATATCGTCTGGCGTAAACCTGTGATTGCACAGGACAATGGCCATTATCTCACACATCGCATCCAAATCCGTACACAATGCCGTTATAACCTTCTGGTCGGTATCCAGCGTTTCATCCGCTTTGCGCATATCCATAACCAACCTGCAAATGCGGTACAACGAATAATAGCGCATATTCTTCACTACATATTCCTTGTTGCCCAGCATTACCAGCGAAGGACTGTCATTGATAATGTCAACTATATCACGCTTTATGTCTATCGTGAAGTCTGACATCTCGTTTCCAGCTTTAGGCTCTTCCTTTTCTTTCTTCTTCATATCGTGAACGTGTTTTTAATATTGCAATCGTGAAACGAAAGGGGCACACAAATGGGACTATCCCACCGTGCGCCCCACGTTCACGAAAACAAAAGAGTTTGTTTTTTACTCACCAGTATCGCCGATAATCTTGTACATGTGGTCGTTCTGGTCTGCATCAGTGTAAACCAAAGCGGTAATGGTTACACTGTAGTTCAGAGCACCGTCAGCATCCTTCTTGAGAGTGCCAACCGTCAAGCCCTTGTAGATAACCAGCGAACCAAAGCCACGTCCAAAGTCCAGCTTCCATTCCTTCTCGGAAGTGTAAGCAGAAGGAGCACCCTCGTACACTTCTGACGTAGTGCTTGTTCCTGCTGTGTAAGTACCACCGAATACTGCGGGAAGCTCACTGAGGTCATAGTTGGCCAGTTCAAACGTCATCGTCACAGGATTACCCTGATAGAAAATGTCGAACGGAGCATCATAGAACTCGGCCTCAATCTCCGTAGACTCAGGCTCGTCCTGTGCAATGGTAAGACCACGAAGAACACCCATGAACTTTGTGTATTCAACACTTGCGGCAGAACCGACGGCACGGTATCCAAGACCAATCGGCTTCAAAGTTGTTTTCTTTGCCATAATTTTACCCTTTCTTTAATTTAATGTTATTCTTAATTGTTATTCAATCTGTTTGTCGATGACTAATACAAAAGACTTTCTATATATATGATACTGATTACCCTTTTGCGAGGTTTCATCATCATCTGCAGAGAGTTCAGAACCTTTAAGTACGTAATAGTCTGTGTTGCGAGATTCTGTAGCAAGGTTTACAACGGTATTTATACCATCTTCAAATGCCTTGTATTTCTCCGTATCAAGTCTTCCGCGAGGTTTTTTCGGAACATACGCAGTAACATAGCATCTTGCCCATCCGTAAGCATCGCCATCAAATTCGCTTTCGTCATTCAAAACACCTACTCTTAACGAGATAAACCCGTTTGAGGTATCGCTTTCGGTATTTTCCGTAGGCTCACCCATTTTATACACATTCTCTGACACAGTGCCATAAAACATGTCGTACAAGTAGTTGTAGATGTCTATTCTTGACTCTTTGAACATAATTAACTAGCTCTATAGATATTGAATGTTACATTACTTGACTTGAGGTCTCTTGAAACAACATCGTAGTGTCGTGTCATTACCTGCCATCGCAGTTCTTTTCCAGAACGCAACGAGAATCCAGTTTCCCAGTATCCCCAATAAGGTGCAAGCACGGCAAAAAACACTTCCCACCCTTTTTCGTTTGTAGGCTTGTAACCCTGAATGAATCTCTGTGCCAAATAATGACCGCTGACAGATTCGCCCATTGGTCTTGAATATTCATGCAAATGAGATACTTCGCTTGCGGCTTGCGCCCTATAATAGCCAGACTTTTTTCTATCTCCGTTAAAATACACGCCCCAACAAAGACTGTCAAGAAGGTTTCCTGTCCTATCCAAATTGTTTGCGTGCGGAAAAACGGATATGTCATTGCCTATTTGCTGAATCTCATGCATCGCATATTCAATAAGCCGTTCGGTCTGCAAGTCAGACATCTTTTTAAATATATGCCCCTCTATCGCCTTTTGCGGAAATATGACCTTTGACTTTTTCATAACCTACCAGACCTTTCTCGTCGAATATATGCTTACGCCGCCTATTTGCGACGGCTCTGCGTTGTCTACAACAAACTGAATCGTTTCACCGTAACGAACAAGTGAAATTCTGTCTCCCTTCCTTGGAATTATGTAGATATCCTCATCATCCTTTGTTAGTGGAATGGATATGATGTAAGATGATGTCTGTAGCACACGTCCTTCATTGTCCGTTACCATGTGCTCATCCATTACGCCATCGTACAGAGTTACCTCCGTATCGTTTTCGTCACCATTCCCTTCAATGATTCTGGTAATAGTTCCTTGGTATGGGTATTCAAGAATCTCGTCCCTTGTCATAGCCGCTCAACGTCTTCAATCGGTATAAACCTAATCTTCTTCTGTATGCCCTCTAGTATCTCGGCCTTTTCGTCATCGTACAGTTTGTACATACGGATTGCATACTTGATTTTCTCATCCTGATAAAAGTCCTGCTCTGAGCCAATGGTCTTTTGGTAGCCATTGTGTGACTGTTGCAATGACGAGGTATTAGACGGGCTTAGAAGTACGGCTGCAAATATAATGTCAGCTGTCATTAGTTCCCTGTCGCGCTTCGTTACATTGTCGCCGTAAGCATCGTCGTCAGGGTTAATCCCTCTCTCCAATGCTATCTTGACAAAATTCTGCTCGTCAAAACGAGTGTATGTCGTGGATGCTTTAAGCCATTCTAATACCGTCATTGCCTCAATCAACTAAAAACTATTGTCATGATGAAAAACCTATTATTATGCTGTTCTCGTAATGTCTACGACTACGTGATACTGCGACTCGTCAAGCACAGTTGCGTAACGTCCAATTACATCCGTATGGTAAGCCTTGAGCATACCGTTGGGAACGGTCTTGTTGATGACGTTCAGGAAGCCCTGCACCTTTGCCAGAGAGAACTCGATGTTCTTGTTCACCTCGCCAGACTTCATCAGTTCCACATCGGCAACCTGTGCGTGTACAAGTACGCCTGCATAGCCAAGAGGACGAAGAACAACAACGTTAGGATTCCAACCCTTCACGGTGTGATAGGTGGTGATACCCTGAACGGTCTGCTGTTCACGTACAATGCGGATTGGAGAAATCTTTGAGATAGCGGAACGGCTGTAAGCAACCAACTGCTCGTAGGTGATTGTGTCAACGGTTGTGGTAGAAGAACCGCTGTTGACGATAATCACCTTGTCTGGAGCGTAGAGCGCAATGTAGCGGTTTACCTCCTTGATGAATGCGGCATTCTTCAGGAGGATTTTCACAACTGTATCCCAAGGAATATCCCACTCGAACGGTGTGCTCTCTGGGATGTTGTTTGCCTCCTTAAAGTCAAGCTCAATCTGACGCATCTGTTCGGGGATGTCTGCGTCGGCAGCAGACCAAACCTTGGTGATAGCGTGCTTGTAGTTAGATGCAGGGATGTAAGGCGACTGATACACCTGTACACCGCTAAAGCCCTGAGTTGTCTTCGGGTTTTGTGCAGTACCAAGGTTAATCATGTTGCCATACTCACCACCTCGGCTCAGAGTCATAGCGGCCATATTGGAAACACGGAGGTTGTGCGTCTTAACCAAGTCTGCAACGCCACGTACATAGCCCTCTACCAAAGACTGGTCTGAACCAAGTTCACGAAGACGTGCCTGCAACTCCAACTTTGACATTGATGTCTCAAAAAGTCCCTTACCATACTGGTAGATTGAACCAGTCTTCTCGGTAAATCCTTCGGCATCGAGCTGCATTGTCTCAGACAGAGGAGCCATTGCGTCTGCCATAGGAACGGTGCGGTTAATCTTCTGACGAACAGTCCAAGCTGGGTTTTTCTTCAAGTCGGCAATGTCGATGCTGTACTCGTTGCCCTCCACACGGAAATGCTCCTGCCAGAAGAATGCGTTTTCGTCAATCTCGATTGTATTGTCGATAAGCGTCTGCAATAAACCCTGATTAGTTCCGTCGAGCAGACCGTGCTTATACAGTTTGTCGATAGCCTCATCTGGAGACCACTGGAATTTTAATGCGTTTGCCATAATATAATCCTCCTTTCTTTAAATCCAGAAAATTCCGTCAATCAGTGAGCGGTTGTTAGCAAGCACATAAGCTGGCAGTGGCTGCATGCGGGCAATCCAAGCCTGCTTATTGTAGACGGTAGAAATAGAATAGTTAGCCTGACCATTGAGTCCAAAGCCCTCTGTGGGCATCAGGTCGCGGTCAGCCTCAATGAATGTGTTGGGCTTCGGAACAAGAACAGTAGCGGTCTCGCTTGCCGCATTACCAGCAGCCTCAACAAGTATGTCGCCTACGGCAAGTGCACCAAGGGCAACACTAAGCGTCACGGCAAACCGCTCGTTAGTCTCGTCATAAACCACGTTAGTTACAAGTGCCGACTGACCAGTGCCAGTAGCAGTGGAAGGTGCTTTCATAATCAGCATACCAACCTCTGGGGCATCGCCATAGCCATCACCATTGACGTAGATGGTTGTGTCTGTTGCGGCAGAGGTAGCAGTCTTAACACCGAATGAACGGAAAATCAAGCATCCCTGTGCAGGTGTGTACTGTACAAGCTGTGCAGCATACAGATGGTCGAAGCCCTTCTTTGGATTCAGGATAGTACCGCCAAGCAGTACGTTTCCGCGCTGCTCGCCGTTTGAATCCTTAACCCATACCCACTTTCCACCGCGAGTCTTCTGCGATGTTTCGTAGAAATAAGCCAAATTCGTTACCATAATCTTTTTAATCTTTAGTTATTAAAAGTTTAACATACCTTTATTTTAGGCAAGGACTCAAGGAACTCTTTTTCCTGTTTCTGCGTCTGCTTTGGAGCGAGAGGTTTTATATCGCCAATCGAATCCTTAAAGATGTCCTGAAAACGGGTTGTCAATCTCTTTGCCTGTTCCTCGTCCGTCTCATCCAAGTTGACCGCAAAATCCGTCGCATAGTTTTCAAACGACTTATGCAGGTCTTCCCGAATGCCCTTTTTTGCAAGTGCCAAAACCGCCTTGTACTTGTCTTGTTTGCGCTGTGCATCCTTGAACTTTTCCAATTCATCGAGTTTGTCTTGTAATTCCTTGGGAATCTCAACCTCTTTTTCTTTTGGCTTCTTTGCAAGTTTCTTGGTCAACTCCTCAATCTGACGTGTTAATTCGGATTTCTCCGAGTCGTAAATAGTCTGCTTCTTTGCAAGACCTTTGACTGCTGCACTTCTGGCTGTGTCAAGATTGAACTTGATTTCGTCATCAATACCATCGTCATCAATACCTGCATCGGGATGTCTTTTTACAAAAAAATCCGCAAACTTTTCCTTAAACTCGTCAGTAAGTGTCTCGCCGTCGTAACTTCTCTCGTTACAGTAATCGTTTGCTCTCTGCAAAACTTCTTCTTTTGTCATAGTTCTCTCCTATTTTAAAGTGTAAAACAAATTGTTTGTGCAAAAATAGTAATAAGGTGTAATCATTAAAAATTATTTTGGCACACATTTCGTTTACAAGATACAAAAGAAAACGAACTTTCCATTGTATCATAATGAAACACATTGTTTCAATGTGTATCTTTGCAACGAGAAATTTCTTTAACATGGCTAGAAAACGTAATGACATAGTGTTATCTCCATTGGAGGATGGCAACCAGAAATACGCCATTCGTTCCAATGCTGATTTTGTTGTACTTGCTGGGCCGACTGGCTCTGGTAAGACATACGCACTGTACTATGCCCCAATCGAATATCTTGCCATGAACGACAATGCAAAAATTGTCTGTTTTATGCGTAACGTGTCGGATTTCTGGGGTGCTGGAAAGGTTAGTGACACGGTAAAGTCAATGTATCCGCTTGTAGACCGTTCCGTAAAGCGTCAGCCGCACGACCCGATAGGAGAGATTATACGTAAGCAAGAGGATATGGGTATGAAGCTGTACAACGGAAGCGAACTTAAATTCCAGCAGCTTGACAACGAGAACCCGATAGTCCTTGATAAGATTGCAAAAGGTTTGCAGGCAAAAAAACTTATCTTTGATGAGGCCAATAAATTCGCTTGGCGAACAATAACGACATTTATGCCGCGTCTGCGTTCCGATAGTGCTGGTAAGGCACAGATATACCTTGCGCAGAATCCAGAACGCGAATGCCCGCTACGCAAGATATGCGGAAAAGGCGAACATGGCGGCGGGTGGATAAATGACGATGGCACTGTTGATGCATCTATGGATGGAGTCGTTATGTTCTTCTATATGCACGAAGGTGATATGGACAAGATGTATTGGGGGCGTACCAAGCGTGAAGTCTATGAGAAATGTAAAGACCTTATAGATATGCGTATGGAACAAGACCCCGATATGACATACGAGGATTTCATTCTTTCTATGGTGTTCTTCACATTCGACATACGCGACAACAAGAAGATGCTTGCAAAGAACAAGTCTTATCGTGGCATGACTGCAAACTCTGCAACGGCAGCATCGTCATACGCAAACAACTGGAACTATTCAATTACGGATGAACAGACCAACGAGGATGACTTGTTGAACGTTGAGCTTACGACTACAGACGTTGAACGTATGTTCCGTCCATCGCAAGTTCCTACAAACAGTGAGCTGTTAAAACGCCGCATGACAATGGATATGGCGACAACAGGATTCGATAACCTTATATTCAAGTATTGGGAATTGTGGTCGCATTACGGATGGATATGCCGTGATTTCAAATACTGCATCAACAACAAGAACAGGGATGCAGTTATAATGGCTATTGATTTCCGTGACAAGCACAATCTGCAAGAAAAGGATATGATTATAGACGTGCAGGGATTTGGCTATCTTGAAGAATGCTTTCCAAGGGCAACGTCTATAAGTGGCGCAAAAGCACCGACAAACAGGAGTAAGGCGCAGTTCAGGGCATTCAAGGATGAAATGGCTCATGTGGCAATGGAAATGATTCAGAGCGGACTTATACACTATGAGCCAAGCCTTGCAAATGCTCATTACAACCACAAGAACATGAAACGTGAGGGCGGCACGACACTGATGAAACACATGGTATTTGAAAGCCGAATCTTCCAGTTTCAGAAAACACCGAACGGTCGCATAGAGATGATGCCAAAGGAAAAGATGAAAACCATACTTAAAGGTATGTCACCAGACCTTTTTGACAACGTTATTCTTCTGTGCGGTGGAACAATATATGATTGTTATAGAATGCTGCGTGACGATGCTGGTGTGATACGCAAGAAGATGCAAGCGGAGGATATGCTCGCCATGTTGAATGTGAATGGTGAAGATGTTGTAGACACAAGAATACAGCGTCCGAAAAAGATAAGGAATGCAAGTGAAATTTTAAATGTTTTATCAACGATATGATTAGAGAACATAACATCAAATGGTTTATGGAAGACCCCACAAGGCTTATGCTTATGAAGCCTTTTACCCGTGGAGGCAGTATGAAATCGCACGGATATGAAGGGGAGGATGTACTTAACAACACGTTCCTTAACACAGGATTTGCAAATCTTGGGCTTCGACCTATTTCACAGGACACATACATTACGGAATACAGGCCAGACCTCCATCACATTATACTGAATCAGTCAATACCGCACATCAAGGTTGTAATCAACGGCACGGAGCTGCCATCAAACCTTATTAATATTACACAGACGTGTTCATTCCAAAAACTGATACACTCTGCGCATGTACGCAACCTTACGGCAAACCCGCTTGAGTTCACCCTTTGCAACCAAGAGCCAGACGAAAGTGAAACAAAGGCTTTTAGCGACGTGAAACAGGAATGGCTTTGGCGCGACTGTGAGTGGAACAAGTATATGTCGATAAATATATGCAAACAGCTTGGAAATTGCGGAACGCTATTCTTCTACGACAAGTCATCTGGCAAATACGGGATAAAGAACTACTCCTATGAGGACGGCTATCAGATTGTACCGAACTACGACGAATACGGCATTGAAATTGCACGTTCGCTCTTCTATGAGGTTGACGGAAATGTCGTCATAGACACCTACGACACAAAGAACCATTATCATATAACAAAAGGACTGGAAAACAACTGGGAGATAGAGGTTGAACGTCACGGATTCTCACGTTGCCCGTTATTGCATAAGCGCGGAAAGGTAGCTTGGGAATATGCAGAATCCTCATGCGAGATGTGGGAACTTATGGCAAACATACAGGCAATCGCCCTAAAGCGTTTCGGAACTTTTGCGCTTGTGTTTACTGGCGACATGGATGCAGATTCATTCAAAAGGGATTCAAGCACACTGATTATCAATCTTTCAAGTGACACGTCAAACGGAAAGCAGGATGCAAAGGTGCTTGAGTTCCCAGAGCCGCAGACGATGGACGGATACCTCAAGACCTTGGAAGAGAAGATTTCGCTATTTAGTTCTACGTCTTTTATTACGCCAAAGGACATCACCGCGACCAACAGTGGAGGCAACGGTATTGCGCTTGCAATGTCAAACGACTATGCACTTGCTACCCAGTCATCTTTGGACTGGCAGCGTTTTATGAACGACATGGTATATCTGCATCAGGAGGGTCTTGACCTTGAACTCAACAACGGTGCTGCAAAATATGCAAAGCTTAAAATTGGCGCAAAGATTGTGCCTTGGTCGCTTGAAACGAACAACACCAAGATTCTTAACCTACAGATGGAATCACAGTGGCTGTCTACGCGTACAATCATAGAACGCTCTCCAGACCGAGCACCTGATGAGGAACAGCGCATTATCGAGGAACGCGGAGCACTTGTACCTTTAAGTTCTTCTAAAACCGTTGACCAAGAAAAGGCCGCAAACATAACAAGAAACAATAGTAACGAAATAATCGACAACCGAGCAAATACTGGCTTGGATGCGTAGGGGATAGTATGGAAGGTACGGAAATATACACACTGATAAGCACCATATTAACGCTTATATGCGGTGGAGGGTGGTTTATTAACTGGCGTGCAAAGAAACGGAAGGAAACGGCAGAGGCTCGTCAGACAGAACTCAATGCCACCATTACTGAGCAGGATATGTATCAGCAGATGCTGCAAGATATAGAGGGTCACAACGAAAGGCTGCGTCGATACAACTCCGAGATAAGCGACGAATGCGAACAATTACGGAAACGTGTTGCTGAAAACGAAAACAAGATACGCGAACAGGATGAGAAGATACGGGAGTATGATAAGAAACTGACTTCACAGGACAACAAGATAGAGTCACTTGAACATCGGCTTGAACTCGTAACCGAAATGATGTGCGGAAAGTCAAACTGCATGCAGCGCACAAAGGTTTTCCTGAGTCCCGTTGACGATGATAGTTTTACGACAAGAAAAGACAAATAGCTATGGAACTGTTGCTTAAAAGAATTGCAAGAAAACCGACATACACAATAGGTAGGCTATACGTAAACAATGTGTATGTGTGTGATGTGCTTGAAGACTATGACCGCATCTATTTTGGCGGTTCTAAAGTTGCTGGCAAGACGGCAATTCCTTGCGGAAGGTATGAGGTTCTGTTAAACAACTATTCGCCAAAATTCGGCAATAGAGAACCTTACAAGTCGCTTTGTGGAGGGTGCGTGCCGCTAATTAGCAACATTCCGAATTTCAGCGGTGTACGCATACACATAGGGAATACTGAGAACGACACCGACGGCTGTATCTTGGTGGGCAAAAACACCGTAGTAGGGCGCGTAACAGACTCTAAGGCGACATTTACGATGCTTATGAACAAATACCTTACACCAGCTAGGAACAGGAAGGAAAAAGTGTATATAACTATAAAATAATACTCGTATGAAATGGAATAACGGATGTTTCACAAGGCTTTGGAATGAATGCTATTACACAACCAACCGTGGTTGCGGAATGCCTTTGTATGCGATAATAATCGTTTCAATGTTGTTTATTCTATGCTCTTGCGCAACAAAGCGGAAATCGGTTGAAACAAGCAAGACCAAGACGGAAACCGTCAAAAGCACGAAAGAGAACACGTCCGCAAAAACCGACTCTTCATCAACCGTACATATTGTAAACATAAAGGATACGGAAAAGACCAACACCGAAAAGAACATCGAGAAATCCGACTCAACGGTAATCACGGTTGATTCAAGCGGCAATGTAATAAAGCATGAAGTATGGCACAACAGAAAGGAAACCACATCAAGCAACCGTGAATATGAAAGGCTTCTGAAAGATTCCATAGCAAGTCTCAGGCTTGTAAGGGATACGCTTGAATACTATAGGGAAATATGTGATTCTCTGCTAGAAAACGATTTTCACAGAGAATATACTGTTGTCGAAAAGCAAAAAATTCCTAAATGGTGCTACTATTGTTTGGGAATATGTATAATTATATCTATATTTGCAATCGTAAAAATAGTGTTATGGCTCAGGAAACGATAGGACAGAACATAACGTTCGAGATATACAACGCTGACGGCACGTCGTTCAACGGTCTTGTGCTACACAAGTCAACGTTTGAAAGTGTCGTTATGTCACTTGGCGACAAGATTACTGGCGATGTCTACTATCCTACAAACGCGCTTGTCGTGACGATGCAGGAATACATCGTGTACAAAGGTGTGAAATACTCGCTTGTAAACCCGCCTACGATAGTTCGTGAAGGTATGGCAAGCGACAATTCCGAATTGAAAGGAATGACAAAATACTCGTTCACTTTCTACCACCCGATGTACATGCTTGCGAATTTCCCGTTTTCTGATGTTGCCGTAAGTTCAGACCAGAGGCGTTATCTTTCAGAAAACAAGACTTTTTACTGGATAGGAAACCTTGTGGACTATGTTGCAAAGCTCAACAAGAATCTAGAAGGTACGGAGTGGTGTGTAGAGATTGGAACGACAGTTCCTTCGGAAGAGCGTACAAAGTTGAGCGAAGTGCTTTCGTTTGACAAGCAGACGATTGCTGATGCTTTGAAAACGGGATACGAAACATGGGAAGTGCCCTATGTCATAGACACGATAGCATCAACAGATTCAAGATACTTACAAGGGAAACGTTTCTTGGTGCATTTTGGTCTGCCATCGGAGGAGATTCTTGTTGAAAATGAACAGCACGAACTTGTTCCATTTGTGTTCCATTTTGGTCAGGGTGTTGGACTAAAGAATAATTCACGCACTCCGCGCAACAACAAGATTGTGACGCGTATTGCTGGATATGGAAGCGAAACGAACGTGCCGTATGGATACCCGCAGATTCGATGGATTGGCGATGCCTCTTGGGATTTTACAATAAACAACGATTCGGATGACCCGCATAGTTACCCGATATATGACGGCATAATGAACGGTGAACCCGTGCGTCTTATCAAGCATCCGTTTACACGTAGTACACTGATGCCAAGTATCTATTACGATACCGTCAACAAAAAGGTCAACCCTTATGCAACTGGCTACAACCCGTCAATTGAGATAAAGGACTACTACGATGCTGACAACACGTATGAAAATCCGATAAACCCACTTGAGCCATCTTATGAGATTCATGAGTTTGAAAAGATAAAGCCAGAACTCGGACAGAAATCTATAACTGGCGTTGCAGCATACAGCGACAAGGATTTGGAAGCGATTAGCCTTGCATCGTTCCTCAACATTCTTGACGGATTCCAAACGGAATCAGAGTTCACAAAGGAAAAGGAAGAAATTGACAAAATATCAAGCACGATAGGAACGATGCAGTCCAATAGCGGTAGCGTAAACACGCGCTCATACTATTGCAACTGGTCTTTCACGAAGGACGAAAGGTATGCCTATGTGAAGTTTGATTCAAATTCAATTAACTTTGAATATACCGTACTTATGGTAAGCCCGTCACAGAGCGTTGAATGGGATGACTCTATGGACGGTGACGGAAATTACAAGCAAAGCTATTTCAAGATAACTCTGCCGCAGCTTGACTTTGACCTTTATGCATGCGCCGCTATCACGCAGGATATGAAGATAAATATGCGTAGCGGTGCTTGTCTTGGATGTTCATTTCCTGTTGCGGTTGACTGGGAGGACTACAAGGCAAATTTCTACGACGAAGACGGTAATTTTGACCCAGATGGTTCACAGCGCGACTTTGAAAAGTACCCTAATAGCTTGCGAGGAAGCATAACGCTTGTTGTTCAGAAAGACATAGACACGTTCGGTACTCTGATGCCTAACAGGTATCAGAAGCCTGCCGCAAACGATGAGTTTGTTATTCTTGGAATATCCTTACCGTACACATACGTCGTAGCTGCCGAAGAGCGGCTTGACGATGATATGAAGCAGTACATGCGGGACAACAACGTGTATTACTTTGACTACCCGCTTAAATTTGACGAGCATTTCCTTGCCACTCATACTGGAATATTGGAGCAGATGAAGCCGAACATCGTTGTTCGTTTCGATTATGCAGGGACTACGCATGCGCTATACATAAAGCAGATGTCGGTAAAGTTTTGGCAATCACCATTGCCGCAGTACGACATTACGCTTACGGATGATGTTGAAATTGTACTTAACCAGATTGGCCGCGTTACAGATGAAGTTTCGCACCTTCGCGTTCTTCTCGGACAGGGAGGAGGCTCGGTTGACTTGAGCGCATTAGACCAGCGTTATCTGTCGAAGATTAGCGATGACAAGGCAAAAGGGCTTATCACATTTATTCGCGGCCTCCAGATAGGCGAGAACTTTGTAAGCGGTCTTTTGGGTGAAGGAGGCATATTCAGAAGAGATGCGGACGGAACTACATACCTTGAAACAGACAAGCTCTATGTCCGCATGCGTGCATATTTTGATACCGTTGAAGTAAGAAGGTACATCCACAGCGGAGGTAACAGGATAGCATCAAAGGCAGGCATCAAGTGTACTCGCGTAGAGTATATAGACGAAAACGGCAATATTACAAACGATGCAGATGATGCGGTAAAGTTCCGCTGCTATTTCCGTGCAAACGACAACGGTGTAACAATAACAAATGACTTTGAGGTAAACGACCTAGCTTTCTGCAAGGAAACGAACGTCGATACAGAAAGCATCAACCAACACGGGTATTGGCGCAAGGTTGTCGGCGTAGGCAATACCGTTTCAGATGAAGGAGAACTTTACATAGACTTGTCTGCATCCGACTGCCAAAGCGGTTCAGACATTCCTATTGCGCAGGATGATATTATTCAGCTTGGCAATACAACCGACACTACACGCCAAGGCGCAATTGTTGAATACGTAGGTGGAGAGGATGCTCCAGCATATCAGATATACCAAGGAATAAACTCTTACTCCTTAAACAACAAGAACTACGTCCGCTTCGGCTATGACTCGGAGTCTGGCGGTGCACAGGCATTCATCGGCAACCCAGATGGCAGCACATACCTTTGGTATCACAATGTTACCGAGGGAGGTGTTACACATCCGAAGCTTGAAATCAAAGCCGAAGTCAGCCTTTCAAGTACGTTTGGCGGTAAAAGTTTTGAAGAACTTGTTGTTGAGTACGCACCAGAAGGATGGACGGAGGAAGAGATAACCCAGCTTATTGTTGACGAGACAGACCCGATGTTTAGTGATATAGAAACCGCGCTCGACACCATTCAGAGGCAGGTAGACGGCAGTATATCCACATGGTTCTATGACGGTGCGCCGACATTGAGCAACCTGCCTGCATCGCAGTGGGATACGGCAGACAAGAAGAACGAGCACTTGGGTGACCTCTACTACGACAACCTTACAGGCTACGGATACAGATTCAAGTATGATGAAACAAGCCGCCAGTGGAGTTGGGTGCGCATAACTGATGTCGATGTTACAAAGGCACTCGCCGATGCCGCAAAGGCACAGGATACGGCAGACCACAAGCGCAGGGTGTTCGTCGTTCAGCCGACACCGCCTTATGACCAAGGCGACCTATGGGTAAACGCAACATACCCTAGCGGGAATACCGAAACGAATGCAGCACAGAACAAATACTATAACGATGTCCTTCGTTGTAATACTACCAAGGCTAGCGGCACTACGTTTGCCATAGCAGACTGGGAACTTGCATCAAAGTACACTGATGACGGCAAGCTGAATGCATTCCTGAACGGATATTCTGGTACGCTTACCGCAATAACAGAACAGATTGACAAGAAGTCGGAAACGTGGTATCAGGGCACTGACCCTTCAACAGCATGGACTACGGTAGATGCGAAAGAACAGCATGTAGGCGACTTGTGGTATGATACAACCAACAAAATCCAATACATCTACAACGATAACGGCCAGTCCGCTAATCCTCGTTTCTCTTGGGGCGAAACGGAGTTCGATGTACCGCAAGACGTATATGACCTCATAGACGGCAAGAACTCAATCTATACCGTATGGGGTGCTTGGGTGGTTGACGGTGTAAACCAACTTTTGGAACGTGATTTGTTCATACCAGCTACCGACACGACACAAGGAAGCGTTACGTACAAGGCGAACAAGGTCTACAGGTGCATTAATACCAACCCTGTCGCTTTCCAAGAGATAAACTACACGGATGATACCGCCTTCAACAATTTCTTTGCAAATACCTATCAGCCTTTCGTAACGCAGATACAGAGTCAGGTTGACGGCAAGGCCGAGACATGGTATCAGGCAACAGACCCGTCAGCGGCATGGAATACAAGCGCGTTGAGGCAGGCTCACGTAGGCGATATATGGCACAACACAAGTTCAGCAACCGTCAGCGGTGTGGAAGCTGGACAGGATGCTATATGGAGTGGCAGTGATTGGAAACCGAGTACCGTTCCGCAGGAAGTGTACGACAAGATAGACGGCAAGGCAGACATATTCGTTTCAAAGCCTTCAACGTACAATGCCAACGACATGTGGATTATAGAAAGCGGCTTGGCTTCTAGCGACATGCCTTCTGGCTGTGTTGTTGGTGACATCGTAATATCAAGTGCAGCACGAAAAAATTCCTATACAAAGTCAGACTGGAAGAAGAAAGACCGCTACACGGACGATTCTTCGTTGATTGCATTCATTGGCGGGTACACTGGAACGGCACAGGAACTACAGAATCAGATAGACAAGAAAGCCGAGACTTGGTATCAGGCCACAAATCCTGCAAGTGCATCTGGATGGGTTGCCGAAGACCACGTTGGCGACCTTTGGTATTGCACCGCAGACATCAGCGGAACGTCATACAAGGCAGGTACTACATGGTACTACAAGGACAACGGTGCTAGCGCAAACCCGCGCTACGCATGGGTTCAGCAGGATATACCAGATGCAGTGTTCGACATGATTGACGGTAAGGCGCAAATATTTGTGTCGCAGCCGTCGAACTATCATGCAAAGGACTTATGGATACTTGCCGCAGACACTACGGTCAACGGTGTAGCCTGCAAGCAGGGCGAGGTTCTTGTGTCAAGTGCCGACTCGACTACATACAATCAAGCCCACTGGTCGCGTAAGTTGCGCTACACGGACGATTCTGCACTCAACACGTTCCTCAATGGTTATGCTGGCACGCTTACGGGTATTACAACCTTGATTACCAATGCACAGAACGCGGCAGATGCGGCTCAACAGAGTGCAGACGATGCGAATGCGCTTGCCGCAACGGCCAACTATCTTAAACAGGCATTTCTTGACAACACAGGACAAGCACAGACAACGGACATTACTGGCGGTTTGGTGCTTTCTACAATCGTTGCCCTTCGTGATGCTAACAAGAAAGTGTGGTCTGGTATCAGCGGTGCTTACCAAGCGCAGGAAACGGGGACTGGTTACAAAGGTCACGGCATAGCTGCATGGTACGGCGGCGGTATGGTTGACGGAGAGGTAAGCACATCTTCATCTAACGCTGCAAAGTCGCTGTTCCGCTTCGACGGTTCTGGCTATGTTGCAAGCAAGAATATTTCTTGGGACAAGAATGGTAACGTCACGATACAGGGATACTCAATCAATGCAACGACGTTGCAAATGGGTGGAAGCAATGTTGTAACAGAAAGTGTGCTTTCAAACTACGTCACCATTGCAACCGCACAGACGATTACTGGCGCAAAGACATTCGGAACGGCAGACGGCTCTTACATACAAATAGGTGCTGTACGCATCGTTTACGATGCAACGAACAATGCACTTAAAATCGTCGGAAGCAACGGCAGTTCTGCTGCTAATTTATATGCAACTGGTAGCGTAAGTGCCCTTGGTGCTGGAAGCGGTGGTTCAAGCGGTGGCGGTGATGTTACTTGGGCTTTGCTTGCGTCGAGCAGTGATACCCGCCAGATAGCGCTTTCGCATCTTACAACGGCATTGTCAAGCTACGCCACTCAGTCATGGGTGCTTTCCCAGATTGCGGGTTCTTCTACTGGCGGCACGGTGACCGCTGTTAAGGTCGGTACAACAACATATAGCCCTACCGATGGTGTGGTAACGTTGCCTGTTCTGCCTTTGACTGGTGGAACGATAACAGGAAATAGCGGCGATACACCACTTCGAATAAAACAAACTGGATATAATGCTACATGGATAGGTTTTGAGGATGCTGACGGGACTATTGGCTATTTGGGTGTACACAAGACACTAGGAGCGGTGGTCTATCAAAATTCATTGCCTAAAAAAATTTGGCATGAAAATAACGATGGAAGTGGTAGCGGGTTGGATGCAGACTTGCTTGATGGACAGCATGGAAGCTATTATGCGAAGGCTGCTGATGCAACAACTTTACAAGGATATTTTACAAATGGTGTTGCCAATAATGCACAAAATTCTGTATATGCAAATTATCTAAAATGTTATTATAATGATACATTCAACACAGTAAATAGGATATACGCTAAGTGGAATGCAGATAAAAGTAGATACGAACTAACGGAAGAGTCTAACAACTACACGGTATATGTTGCAAAGTGTGG